CTAATGTTGGACCGGTTGATAGCGGCGACTATCAGCGTAGTAGTGGATCAGCTCTCCCTTCATGTTGATACCAATCACCAGGTCATGCTTAGCTGGTGCAGAGCAAGTGCTAATGTCATCGCATTGTTGTATTGGTGAGCTCAAAACCTCCAGCACGATCGCCGGCGTACCATATGCTGGATAGTTTCGGTCCCGCATTCCTGGTTTCCACTGAATGACATCACCTGGTGCAAAGACATGCTCTACATCAAACGTTGCCTTAAGCTGCCGAAGGTCAGCAATGGTACTGGCTAGGTGTTGTTGACTGTATTCGGCCAACTTGTCTGGGGAGATGTTCAAAATGAAGCAACCGTTGGTGCAGTTACTTGGACTGGCGTGACAGCGGTTGTTATCGTCGTTTTTGAAGGCTAAGTCGCCGTCTTTATCCAGACCAGTGAAATAATAGGTTTTACCCTTTGTCATTTGGCTCTCATTACCAGCCCATGTAAAGGTGGGCGTCATGTCTTGAGAGAGTGCATACAGAATGGCGGCTTTGGCCTGGGTGAAATTACTGGGTGTCAGGATGACGGAAGTTTGTTGAGACATAGTGAGATTCCTTGCTGAACTAACCAAGGCTGGTACTGAGTAAGTTAGAAAGGGGTTAGTGGCTTTCCCGATGGTTAAGGGCACGCCACAGCAGTTGCCAACGCAGAGCATTACAGGCTCGTAGCCGGTTTGTATTCTGCTCACAATTTTGGGTTTTTCTGGTTTTCGCTAATTTCGTCAGATGGTGTTCCATCTGGACGGAAAGTCCGCGGGTAGCATGTGGTGCGATGTAGTGGAAGCTCATATGGACTCCTCACACTCGCTAATGCTGCCCCTCCCGGTCAGTAACCAGTTGGTGTAACGCATCAACTCTTGGTTGTTGGCGATCAAGAGGAGGATGCCACCCCCAATTTCTCGCGCACCCAACTCGTAGTTCTTTAGAGTGGTTGGGGGAAGCCCCAGTAGGCTTGCAAACTTAGGACGGCTCAGCTCTAAGTGTTCACGTAACTGTCGGAGACGTTTTGCTACTTGCTGGCTGAGCTGGTGGATGTGGACTGTTTGGTCGGTGTTTTTCATGGGCGGATCCCTCTGGCTAAAAAAGCCCACACTGGGTGAGCTAGGTTGGTCAGTTAGGCTGCTTGTTGGGCTTCTTGTCTGAGACGAGCGAGATTCTTGCGGTAAACCTCATTTGCGATTTGTTTTTGCTCATCATTGAGCTGATCGCCCAGAGCACAAATTTCAGACACTGTCTTCTTCAGTTCAATACCTGATTCCGCGATGTCTAGTCTGAACATCAACTCGGCGAGTTGGTCTTCAAGTTCTGGGTCCACTGTGGGCAAGTGATGGGAGGCATCATCCACAACTGGCACAGGCTCTTGCTGGGAAACCGGCTCTGCTTCTCCCTCAATCACCCTCCCATTAGCTGAGGCTTGCATTGCCTGACGCTTTGCTCGAGCTTTTTCTGCCAAGCTTTCGGTTGCTGATTTGGAGCTGTTATTAGGGCTAGAGTCAGAAAAACCAGGGTTGATCTCCCGCTCTTCCAGTTCGTCAACGGAGTAGACACCCAGAATGACATCTGGGGTGTAGAGACGAGCCCAGCGTTTGACGCCTAGGTAAGCAAGCTGCTGCTTTGGATCATCTGCCCAGAGGGTTGAATTACGTGTTCTGGCTTGCTGAAGGAGCAGCTCAATCTCTCGGAAGTCGCCATTGGCCAGTTCTGCCCGGACATAAACACCACAACCTTTCTCATCAGCAAAGCTCCAGTTTGGTATGCGGTAGGTTGTCCCTCGGTCCTTGTCCGTAACTTCTCTAAACTTGCCGACGACCTTCTCCCAAGGGCCGAAAAATTCATACTCAAATCGTCCCTTGATAGCCCCTGAGTTGACCACCACAGCATTGACCAGTTGGGCTTCATAACCCAGTACACCTTTGACCAAGTGGGTTTTCTGGGCAACAGGGAAGGGGTTCATACCCCACTGGAGAGCCTGGAGACAAATGGCAAAGCAGTCTGCTGTATTGCCTTGAAGGTGCTGAGGCACCATAGTTTTTCCGCTGGCCATTAAGTCTGCCATTCTGTTGATGCTTGCCATGAAGTCCATGTTCATCATCAGGTTCAGCATGTTGGCTTGGCCACGTTCGTTGGCCAATACAGCTGGAGCGGACGGAGTTGTTGTTGATTGCATGTGGTGACTCCTTAGAAGAGAGATTCGGGGAGGTCGTCTGTAAGGCAGGGAGTGAAAGGCTCCTCTGTATCGATGCGGTGCTGCTCAGCTGCAGCTTGATAGAGGGGTACCGAAATCTCACCCATACCTTCGTGCCCTGGGTAGTAGTTCTGCCGGCGCCAAGTAACAATGTTGCGTACGGCGAGGTCTCGTAGCTCCAGTGCGCGGTGTTGGTCTTCAGATCCGAAGTAATAGACGCCTACCATGATGGGCTTATAGACGTCCTGACCCAGCGGGCCATCCTTTTCCACGGCAATGAACACAAAGCTTGCTGGATGACCTGTGACTGCTCGGTAGCCATCACAATAGTGGGCATCTTGGATGTGGTAGTTATGAGCTGAGGCATCCCGTGCAAATCCGGCTTCACTGGCGTTACGAACAAACTTCAGGTCAGCCAGGACATGATCTGGACGCATCCAGTCTGGACGACATTTCAGTAGCTCACCGGTTTCAGCGTGGCGCCAGTAGATGCTGGCCTCTGCCTCACCTTCATCCAGCAAGACAGCTGCTTCTGGGTGATTTAATACAGCCTCTCGGTAGCGCAGAGCGTGGATGTACTCGTTGTGGGTCACAATCACACGCTTGCCAGCCTGCTCGCGGAATTGCTCTTTGAGCTCATCAAGGAACTGGGCGTCCGGCTTGAAGGTGCGGATCCGCTCAGCCATCTCTGCTTTTGTGCCGCTAAGCGGCAGTGGATCTGGTAGTGATGCGATGTGCTTAGCCCTGGCATGTTCTTTCGCACCGATCTGGGCATAGCTTTCGAGCACTGCCTGATAGCTGCCTTTGCTCTTTAGTGGCTTGGTTAGCGTGTCGTTGTAGGCTTTGACACATGCCTTAAGTGCGGTAGATGTGCGCTTGTCGCCTTCGCCGAGGGTTTGGAAGCTATCTGGTAGCTGACAATAGGCTGCTTCTGCATCACCAAGAGTGGAGCCGAGCTCTATGGCCTGAGTCAACTTGCTGTTGTATGCCTCGATGGCATCGATAAGCTCTTGTAGTTCAGGGCGTTTCTCTAGGCCCGTGTTATAGGCTTCGATAACTGCCTTCATCTGATCTGCGCCGGCCAAAGCATCCTCTGGCCATTCTGGTTCTACGGCATAGTCCGTCTCGAAGTCGTCAAACTCCAGCAGGATCTTGTGCAAGATCTTGCCCTCTCGAAAGGCTGCCGTTTCCTTCTGCCCGTGCCCTTCAACTTTGTAGTAGTGGTAGTGCTGGCCGGAGATAAGTGCCAAGTCCAGGCTACTTTTCGATTCTCCAGGGCCTTTGTGGTAGGCCTCGCTCGGGATGTTGTGGTAGATACCCGGCGCTGCCGGCATGAAGGATTCGATCACTGCTTCGGTGATCTGGGCCTGTGCAGGTGTAGTCATGGTCGGGGTCCTCAGGGGGTTAAAACAAAAAACCAGCGCAAGGGCTGGGGTTGATCAGTTAAACTGGTGAGCCTCAAATGAGGTTTTTGTTGTGCTCTATAAGGGATGGGGTTTGTAGTGGGGAAAATAACGATTTCAGTTTTTTTAGGATTTTTGCTTTACGGTTTTTATCATGCTTTAAATGGTAATTTTTATTTGGCCATTTCGATGGCATTGTTAGCCATCGCAATATTATTGCTGGCATCAAATGATTTCGACATTTTTGATGAGGGTTTCTCTTTCTTATTAACGTTAAGCACTGTTTTTGCGGTCATTCAACTATTTAATGATACGAACATTCTTGATATGAGGGTGGTCAGAAAGCAAAATAGCTTGATGATGCAATCTTTAGAGGCTGGTTTCTGTCCTAGCACCAATCAACCCAATGAATACAAAAGAATGACCTTTGAACAATTGAAGGATACTTTATTCAAATCATGTGCGACACAAAACCATCGTGACATGATGGCTTTGACCGTAGACCTCTCGAAAACTGTGTATCTAGACCCAGTCACAGGAACTATTGATAGCCTATATAATGATTTTATAAAGAAAAAGGACATGACCCCCACATGCCTAGATATTGCCCAAGAAATGGACCGACTGTGCCCAGGGTTCTTAGAACTCTAAGGCCCCCAGATTAATTCATACAGAGTTACAGTTTGTGTAGGTAGAACTCACGCACATCTAAGCTTCATATGCGACGTTGGCATGTAACCTCTATCCATTGGTCTAACCTCCCACTTTGCATGAAAGTGAAACCTTTCTTATACACAAAAATGCCCTCACATAAATCTATGGAGGGCTTTAAAGACTACTACAGATGGAACAATACATGACTTAAACAGCGGAAATTATACTAGGCTTGCCCATATAGAAAAACTGGTAGATATGACAGTCAATGTTAAAAAAAGAGCCCTCCAAAGCACGGGAAGTTAGGAAGGCGAAATGGGTACGGAAAGAACTGCTTTGTCGAGAGGAATAGTAACTTACTTATTTGTTATTAATAGCTGTCAGATATAGCAGTTTTGCTTGTCGGATTATATTGCTAGCTAACCTTGAAACATAGGGTAGCAATACCGGCTGTTTTTGAAAGTGGGGTGTCTTATCCCAAAGCACTCCAGAGAGTGCTTTGGGATACCAGCTGTTGCCAGCTGATCTCCTGCCACCTTCCAGCCCTACATTCCGAATTTAACGGGGTAGCGGGGATCTACTGGGCAAGTAGATTTCGAGCGGTGGCTGCCCATCTATCTTGTTAAAGAACCAGCAACCCAGAATTTAGGTTGCAGAAAGCCAAAGCAGCCTTACGGTGCTTGTTGAAAACGGCTTTGGCTTGGGTCCTGGTAGGGGAGGGCCCAACCCCAACGTCACACTGTGTGACGGTAGTAATGAGCTCGCAGTGCTAGGAGGCTGCGATATCTTCTCCGGCCTAATTGCGGAAGCTGCTGGGCTCGTACTTTGATGAGAGAACGGTGCTCGCTGGCCATCATGGCAAACAGCACTTTCTGTTTGAGAGCCCGACGACGGGCGGCATTGCCGCTGATGTGATCGACGAGTCGGTAAATCATGCGATCAAGTCGTATGGCGGCTCTGTAAATCAAATGAGCGTTCATAGAATCTGACCTCGTGTTGGGTAGGTCCTCAGCACAGCCAAGATGCAAGTCTTGGCTCCCACGCCGGTTGGTATCCGGTACAGGGTTGTCCCTGCTCCCCTTTCAAAGCCTGGGTAGCTTCCAGGCTTTGTTATTTCTGGTTGCCGAGTCACAGCGTGTTCCACTGTGGTATCTCAAATTAGTTAGGCAAACCTTGCCAAAGCCATAATAGGAAGAACTAACTAACAAATCAAGACTCTAGTGAGAAATTTTTAACTATTCGAATGAGGAAGGACTTTGGCGCTTGCTTCAGGCAATAAAAAACCCGCCTGGTGGCGGGTTGAATGGGGGAATTACAGCTAAGAGCGGCGCAGTTCAGTCATCTTACCAAGGATGATTGCATCGTCAGATTTGACGAAACCATAGTGTGGGTCATCTGCAACGAGATTCATGCCATCAATGGCATTTTTTGCCCTCAGCAGCATGGGCCTACCTTTGTACTCAATAAGTACTATGTCATCGTTGCTCAAGGTCAGTTGCTCTGGACTCATGTCGATGATCAATAGATCTCCTTTATGTACGCCGCTTGCAGCCAAATCATCGTTTTCTGCGACTACTGCACATAGATGGCCACCATCTTCAACGATCAGGTGCCTACCGGTATCGATTAAAGGGAGTGCATCGTGCGGCTGCCCAACCATGTCTTTCAACTCCCATACCGGAACTTTTGATACCGATATGCTGGATGCGTAATCAGCACTGCTCTTTCCAACAAACAGCCACATGGGATCGCAATTCAGTACTCTGGCGATGCTTAGTAGGCTGCTGATTCTGGGGTCGTTAGTAGTACCGTGGATGATCGCGCTCAGGGTCGGCTTGGATAGGCCGGTCTTTCTCGCTAAGTCAGCCGCCTTTACTCCGTTCTCTTCCATTACCTGTTGGAGTCTTTTGTTGAAGGAAGACATTAATTTCACCACGTCGTTAGATTCTATAAACATTCTAAATTATGCCTCGCCGATGGTTAGTTTTGTCTTCATTGACTAGTTAGTTTGTTCTTACTAATATAACTCCGAATCTACCGGAGGACCACTTATGCGTATTGAAGAACCGATCAAGTTCTTTGGCAGTGCTGCAAAGGCTGCCCGAGCTATTGGCTACAACCGAGTTTGCTTTAACGACTGGCGAAAAAACAACCACGGAATTGTCTCTGAGCGAGCAGCCATCAAGTTCGTATTGGCTAGTGGGGGGCAACTGGACCTTGGTAAGGAGGATTACGCCGAAGGCGAATCGCAGAACGAAGACCAACAAGCCGCCTAACTACCACCACTCTGGGCTACCAACTGACAGAGGACCTACACATGGCACGACAAGCACTACCTGAACATCAACGCCTGGATGTTGATCCCCCCCTTCGTGTCCGCGGCACTCCGGCTTACCGGCGGGTGTGGCGAGAGACCGCATCTGAGTTACAGCTCACTGAAACCCAATTCGCTCGCGCATCCCTGATCTTGCTGCTCCGGGCTTTAGCTCAACATGAGCCAGAGGCCATAGCTAGGGCCGTCAAACGGGCTAACCGTCAGCTGGTGGAGCAGGGCATGCCACCCGTTACGGCGGAAGAGATCCTCGATGGGGAAGGGCTGCCGGAATATGGACTACTCACCTGGTCCGAAGAGGAGGCGGTGGATCACTTCGAGGAGTTCGAGGCCCAGCTCCCCAAGTTCAAACGGCTATGCCGCTCAATCTGCTCTCACTTCTGGAGGTAATCACTATGCGATCCATTCGCCCCATACATGTGCCGGTTGAACCGCGCATGGAAATTGCCATGAAAGCTGCCATTCGAGAATTGGCGCTCGTGCTGGGACAAGAGTACTTGGTACCCGCGGCAATCTCGGCCGGCATCGACAAGGAGGCCCTACTGCTTTGCAAGGAGCTAGAGGCTCTCAGTGCTCAGAAGATAGTGAAACAGTACGACGCATAAGCACGCGTCGGGTTGCCGAGGACCGAAACATGGAACAAGGCATCTGGGAAATTTACGAGGCCAGGAAGGCTGATCTGCGTGACTCTGGGATGACTCCGGAGGATTACGAACACACAGCACGTGAACTAGCTGATGAATTGGGGGTGTGACGTGAATGCAGTGATCCAATTCCCGACAGCGCGCATTCGGGCCAAGCTTAAGGAGGTACGTGTGGCTGACCTTGACGATGGGTATACCCGCATAGCTAACGAGTTGTATGAGGCATTGATTGGCGCAGACCTTACCAAACATCAGTTAAAAGTAGTGTTGGCTGTGATCCGCAAGACATATGGCTTTAACCAGACTCATGATCGTATCAGTAATGGACAGTTGGCCGCGATGACAGGCTTGCCAGAAACCCGAGTAAGTACAGCCAAAAATCAGTTATTGGAGATGGGGGTACTGGTTAGTAAGGGACGAATGATTGGCCCCAATAAGATACTTTCCGAGTGGAAAACGGACGTTCCCCAAATCAGGGAAAGTTTCCCCGAAACGGGGTGTAAAAGTTTCCTCAAAACAGGGAAAGAGGCTTCCCCAAAACAGGGAAACACAAAAGACACTATTCAAAAGACAAGAAAAATAAAAAACAAAAACACTAGCGCTGAGCCCGCTGTCGCGAGCTCTACGCTGGCGGTGGTCGATGTGGTTGATACATCACCTCGAGCTACCCTCCAACCCCCCTCGAGTTTGCCTGCCATCCCTGACGAGCCTGTTGCCATCAAGCTGACTTTGAACACTGGGGCCCAGTATCCGGTGACCGAGGCGTTTGCTAGCCAAATGCAGTCGCTGTACCCAGCGGTGAACGTGGCTCAGGAACTCCGAGCCATGTGCGGCTGGCTGCTGGCCAACCCTACCAAGCGCAAGACCAAGACGGGGATCACCCGGTTTATCAACTCGTGGCTGGCCAAGTGCCAGGACAGGGGAGGGCAGAACGGCCTGGCAGGATATGCACCTCGGGGTGGCCATACCGACCTGACTCAGACCATGACGGCTGATGAGCTGAATCGCCGGTTCCAGGAGGGATTTTGATGAGCATGAAACCGTTGAGCGCAGTGCTGAACGACATCGCCTGCGATGCAGTGGTTGAGGTACCGGTTCGCCAGCAAATGCAGCCCCTGACCGAACATGATACCAAGACCGTGTCACGGCTACTGGAGCAGCTCAAGGCGGTATTCCCCGCATGGCAACGGGCCTACCCAACCGAGGAGCTGCAGCGCAGCGCTCTTGCAGAGTGGACGCGCGCACTGGTCGATGCAGGATGCACCAGTCGTGAACAGCTGCAGCGCGGTATGCGGGTTGCCCGTAGCAAGCCCCACCCCTGGATCCCTTCGACAGGCGAGTTCATCCAGTGGTGCCAGGTCACTCCCGAATCGTTGGGGTTGCCGACATTGGATACCGCGCTGGTCGAGGTGCGTACCCGCCGGTTTACCCATCCAGCGGTTGAGTTGGCAGCCAAGGCCACGAGCTGGGAGCGGCAGACGCTCAGTCTGGATGCTTACCGGCCGGTGTTTGAGCAGGCGTACGTCCAACTGCTGCGCCGGGTCGTTGCCGGTGAGAATCTTGGAGCTGAGGTGCGTAAGGGGTTGCCGACTCGGGAACAGATACAGCATAGCCCGGAGTATTACCAGAAAACCGGCTTACGCGGTGTGGAAAGCCTCAAGGCGTTGTTTAGGAGGGGGAGGGCACCGGCCTGAGGTCGGTACCTTCTTATGCTGAACAGGTGTTTGTCAATTTCTGTTTTGTTTTAGCGACAGTTACATTTATGTCTGCTATCACCGCAATAGCCACAGTATTTTTCACTTGTATTATAACCTTCAGCCACCCTTGTATTTCTCGTCATTCCTTTCCTAAGGTTGGTGCCACACATACGGCAATAATTATGACCCCTATTGTCATAGGATTTACAATCGCCACATTTATGGTTAGAACTCACTTTAGAGACTCCTTAAAGTAGTTAATTAACGAATAGTTATTGTGCCTCGATTGGGGCTTTTTTTGAAGTTGAGTCAGTTGAAAATATGGAGAGCATCACAGATTATGATGGAGCATCGTTGAGTAAAGCGGGGAAGTGAACGATCGGTAGTTCGCGCGACCGTGAGAGGTACGGGCTGTCATCCTGCTGCGAAGTCCAGCTTCCCATCTGCCCAAGTTGGTCGCTAGGTGTCTCTGCGAGTATGTGAAATGGAGGCTGAGGTTGGGGTGTTACGGTGGGAGCGAGCCGTGCCAGCCAGCACAGTGGCCATGGAACTGCAGCAGGTGCTGGCTGAGAAGTCGCGCCAGGGAGCGACGGGGACTAGGAACATTAGGGCTCAGGGAAGATGCGGGGGAAATCCTAAAGGCGCGGTTCAAGGGGAGACACCGGCCTAAGGCCGGTGTTGGGATATTATAACTAAAGCTTATGACCTTGAGCCAGAATCAACCTTATTATTATCGAGGTCATATTTTATCCATCCTTGGTTTACTCTCTGTGGAGGATAAATATTTAAATGATGCCATGTGTGATATCTGGCCACTACTTTACCATCAGCTGTCACTTCATCATAGTAGTCATCATCATTATCCATTCCCTTACGCTTAGTACTTTTTGAATCGGTGTGGATTAGGTGGTTCCCCGCGCTGACCGGTAAGAAAGGTAATGCTTTTGGATCAATCATTTTCACTCCTGAAGTTTAAAGCCCTATTATAAAAGATGGTATGCCTAGTGGAGGATATGCTCTCAGTGTACATAAAAGTAACAATAGCCAAATGATAGATAATGAAACACCTACTAGGATTGGTATCTTACTAACGGAAAAACGCCTCATTATTAGTTTTCCAGTAAAGGAATTTCCTTTGCATCTTAAACCATTTCTCACCATGCTATTATATGAATCTTGGTCGTTATGGAAGAGGGAAAGTAATAGCTTTCTTTCTTTTTCAGAATCACTTATGTATTTTAACATGTTTCTTTCAATTTTTGACAGTGCGGCCTCCCAATATTCTTGCCAGAATTTTGCACCACTTGCCATTCCTGTTTGATAAATTGATACAAGCAATCCTGCCAAACAAAGCATAAAGCTAACAACGGGTACAGTATGAGATGACTGAGCAAGACCTGCAAAAGCAACACCTTGAAATATCATGAAGAAATTGTTGCGTTGTACAAGTTGCATTATTTCAAAGTTTCTTGTTTCTAGTGCTATTTTAAAGAGACTTTTTAATGCTTCTGTATCACCCGACTCATTAAGTTTCTGATGTTCGGTAAAGTGATAATTGAATTGAGTGTGATAGTTGTTTTGTTGGTATTCAGTAGATTTTTGTATGTCTTTATTTGGCATCTTTAAATCTCTATATTTTCATGAAAAGCTGTTTGCTAAAATTATCAATTGGCTACTCTCCCTAAGTCCCAATCCCTAGATTGCTGCTTTTGACCTGTGATCCGCTGACCATTCCTTGTCATGGGTAGGCCTTGCATGGAGCTTGGGTACCTTATTCGAATAGTATCTCATATGGTTCCTTATGTGGAACTGAATGAGTAACGAATCAGGAGGGGATCATAGATCTGCAGGGAGGGCTGCGGGGGAGGGTAGAGCGGGAGAGAAGCACCCACTCAGAGTATGAAGCGCAAGCACACGCTAGGGCGCTGCTCTGAAGCTCTTGGTACGATCACGATACCTTCGTGACAGCAACTGACAACACATACTCATAGAGAGATACAGAGGGGACCTCTGAACAGGCAAGCTTGAGGTCTTCACTGATCTGCTTTGCAATGATTATCCCACGTACTGTCTGCCCCGGCTCAGCATGGTTCTTCTTGATCCAACTGATGTATCTCAAGAGCTGGCCAACAACGCGGTCATAGCCCTTAGACACCTTGAGCTCGATAACAACATAGTTGCCAGAGCTATCAACAGCCAGCAAGTCGATGAAGCGGCCGCCCACAGGGAACTCCACACCAGTGATCCCTTCGTCCATATAGAGCTTTAGCGAGGGTTCAATGATGTGCAGATTCTTGGCTAAGTAGTCCCTCAGGTCATGCTCGTAGGCAAACTCACTGGAGCCCTCGAGCGGTGTGTCCACGGGGGATTCATCGACAACAGGGGTGAGAAGGGTGATTGGCGTTGGGTCTCTGCCAGGTTCATACAGTCGATAATTCGAGGTGTCGATTTTGAAGAATAGATCGTCTGTACCGTCAGTTCTCGGGCTGTACTGCAAACGAGTGGGGACGTTTATAGATTGCCTGATTAGATGGGCTGCTACGGTGCCTTGCTTTACGTTCGGATAGTGTTCTTTGAACCATTGGATTGCTTGCTCTCGGAGGAAAGGGACTCCGGGTTTTAGACCCATGGAAACGATCATATCGTGCATCAATAAACGTACTGGCTTTTCGTTCAATGTCGCCATTTAGGGTTTTCCACTTCTATCGGGGGGGGGAGGGGCTTGGAGAAAATAAGTAGATCGGAGTAGCTACCGCCCTTAGGTTTCAGCCCCTAGATGCTGATTATTACCAGTTTTCAGATGAGAGTTCTTTATCATGGGTAGGCCTTGCATGGAGCTTGGTCACCCTGTGGGGATCGTATCTCAAACGGTGCTGTTTGTTGAGTGTAATGAGCACTGAATCAGGAGTGGATCACGGATTAGTAGAGGTTGCTGTAGGGGAGGAGTGGAACTGTGAAGCTGGCAGTGATGCGGGCGGCCATCCGCGCCAGCCTAGCACTTCCCAAGTTGGCTACAAAGTGTCTCTCCGGGTCTATCTTCGCGATCGTAGCGTGTCCCGTCAGAGGAAGCTGCTGCCGAGTTGCAGAAGGCGAGGCTGGGAGTGATTGTTAGGGAATGTAGCATGAGGGCTCAGGTGCACGGCTCGGAGTTCTACCAAGAGACTGGGAAGGTGTGGGGAAAGCCTCAAGGAGCAGCTTAAGAGACAAAGAAGAGAAACACCGGCCTGAGACCGGTGTTAGCTAAAACTGTGAACCATTTATTTGGGATCAATTATCTTTAGGAATTAAATTTTCACTCAATTCAAATCTCTGCTTGTTAATTTTAAGGTTTTCACGCTGAAAATATGCATTACTGAATGCTGAAACGATAGATAATATTAAGGCTATGGCTGAAAGTGCTATGGAAAAATACCATCTTGTGGTGTCTTTGCGTTTATCTATTTTTTTCTCATAAGCCTCATTAGCCTTGTACCAAGCATCGTAAAGCGTATTTTTACAAATATCTCTTTCGTCTGATGCTATCGCAGGCATATTATGGAACTTGTTATACGCTCTCTTTAAATTAATTAATGCGGGATCTTTGGATAGCGCATTTTCTAATTTACTAATTCGACGGCTCCATTCTTTTGGATGCTCAGATAAATCAATAATATGGTTTTTGTTATCGTTCATAAATCACTGTTATGTTCTAATAATTAGGTGGTTGACCTGGTGGCTTTAGTGAAGATTGAGGTGGGATGGTAATTTTAAAAGAAATTTTCTGGCCACAGTTCTCTTGGTAAATATTGACGAATTAGACGAGCTTGCCCATGATAACCCCTAGCTTCAAGTTCCCGAACGAATACTGGCCATGGTGGGATATTGCTCATGTAGATTTCATTTGGTGATATTGACATACCACCACCTGGAGCCGTAGATAAGCCACCGTACTGTGAGGTCGATAAACCGCCATATTGCGATGTCGATAGTCCACCATACTGAGAAGTTGATAAACCACCATACTGAGAAGTAGATAGTCCCCCGTATTGTGACGTAGACATGCCGCCATACTGAGAAGTTGACATCCCTCCATATTGCGAAGTCGACATTCCACCATATTGTGACGTTGACATGCCACCACCTTGAGATGTTGATAGACCACCACCTTGAGAAGTACTCAAGTTCCTTGGCCACATTTTCATGTTTGGAATTACAGGTCTAGCCATGTTGATATCCCCTTATCGAAAAAATTCATTATTTGGTCGACTAGCTCAATATATTTAGTCTGATTGCTTTAGTTCATCTACTTTATTATTGGATGGCTACCGCCCCTAAGTTTCAGCCCCCAGATTGCTGCTTTTAACCTGTGATCTGATGATGAGGTGGATTGCCATAAGTCGGTCTTATCTGAAACATGGGAATCACTTGGAAATGATACCCATATGGGCTGAAAAAGTTGAGCCCTTTGTCAGCAATTCGCCAAGATAAAGGCGATTGTTTGAAGTGGATCAGTGTTTGCGAAGAGGGGGATGGCTTTGTGTGTCTAGTGTGGGTAGGTCATGGGCGAAGTGAAAGAGCTGGGCCATTCGTGTATCATCACGCGCCCGTGTGGTAGGGCAACTGACGCGATGAAAATGTGAACTTAATCGCACCCGTTTGACCCCTTTTAGTCTGTACGCTTTCAGGGGAGATCCCTACAATGAGAGCTAATCAAACAAGGTATTCGTGGCTATGACAATGGCAAGCATCAATACAGAAATGTTAGTTTGGGCGCGTGAGCGCTCCGGCATTCCTGTTGCTGTGTTTGCCAAAAAGTGTGGCGTCACAGAAGAGCGTTTGCATGAGTGGGAGACAGGTCAGCACTCTATGACGTTCAATCAGGCAATGGTGTATGCCGAGAAGGCCCATGTGCCGTTCGGTTACCTGTTCCTGGATACTCCTCCTCAAGATGAGCTGGCGTTGCCCATTCCTGATCTGCGGACTGTTGATAGTAAGGAAGTTCGCCGTCCAAGTGCAGAACTACTCGATCTCATCAAGTTGATGTTGCTACGCCAAGAGTGGTATCGAGACCACGTTAAGCAACAGTTGGTTGAGCCTAATTCTATTGTGGGCAGTTTCTCCGCCGAATCTCGAGCAGAAGACATCGTCAGAGATATGCGAGTGAAGCTAGGCGTACCTGAGCACCCCTTGAGAGGCAGCTGGGAAGACTACTACCGGGACCTGGTTAGCCGTATCGAGTCCTGTGGTATCTTGGTGATGCGGCAAAGTAGCTTCTGGCATCATACTCGGCCATTGCTGGTAGAGGAGTTCAGAGGCTTTGCCATGGTGGATGACTACGCTCCCATCATCTTCGTCAACCATGCGGATGCCCCCGGGGCTCGGTTATTCACTCTGATCCATGAACTGTGTCATATCTGGATTGGGCAATCCGGGATCTCTGACGGTGGGGCTAACTCTCATCGAAAAGAAGAAGTGTTGTGTAATGCAGTTGCAGCAGAGTTCTTGGTGCCGGCCAATGAGTTTAAGGCCATGTGGTCTCATGAATATGATGATTGGCGTGACAATCTTCCTGCACTGGAGGCTCACTTCCATGTTAGTACCTGGGCACTGGCACGTAGAGCCCTGACACTTGGTTTTATCGAGCATCAGGATTATTTGGTATACATCAAAAAATTACAGAAAGATCATCAAGATCGGCCAGTTAAGAAAGGCAGTGGGCCGGACTACTACAAGGTCAAGAAATCGCAAATCAGCAATCTTTTCTCTAAGGCTGTAGTAAGCGAAGCTCTCAGTGGTCAGCTGTTGTTGAGAGATGCCAGCCATTTACTGGATGGTATTAAGCCAGGAAAGATAGCCCATTTTGCTGAGGGGCTGTAAATTTGAAATATCTGCTGGATGCAAACACTTATATTCAAGCAAAAAACCTGTATTACAATATGGACTTTTGCCCTGCATATTGGGATTGGCTAGACCTTCAATGTCAAAACGGACTCATCGCCAGTATTGATCAGGTTGGGCGTGAGTTACGAGATGGAAATGACGAGTTGGCCTCATGGACGGCACAGAGAGCACATCATTTCCTCGACAATGCGGACCAAGTGACACAGAGTAACTTTGTTCTGATTGCTAAGAAGGTGATGGAAGGGAACTTTAATCCTGCCAACAGGGACCTATTTCTGGCAAAAGCTGATCCCTGGCTCATTGCAAAAGCCATGACCTTGGGAGCTACAGTGGTAAGCAATGAAAGCCATGTCGATGCACTTTCAAGAAAAGTGAAGGTACCAAATATCTGCCAGGCGTTTGATGTACCCTGCATCAGCACGTTTAAACTACTCAAGCTTGTACAAGCTAGATTCGTACTTCCTAAAGACCAAGCTTAGACTATGGTACTAAGCTTGGTGGCTATTGGCTGGGGTGATAGCGTTCCTTAACTCCCGGTTGATTAGAAAAACAGAGTGTATTGGCGCACCTTGCAATAGCATAAAAAAGCCAACAACTGACATAAAGGCTGACAGGAATATCGAATGTAAATTTATGGATTCACCAATCCATGATATTTGAATGATAAATGTGAAGACGCCCGTAATAAGCAATATGAATCCAGAAATGACATTGTATATTGCAAACAGCTTATCCATAAAGCTTAGCTTTATATGATATGGTAAATTGCTAGTCTCTATTGTGTCAGGATGCATCTTTATGGTCCGCACAAAATGTTTGAAAGATACCCTTTTATCAACCTGTTTGTATAAAAACAGCATCGTATCAATCATCTCTTTGCTGGCTTTTACACCATGTGCGACTTTGAAGTATTCTGATTCAATCTCGTCCTTTAGATTACTTCTAAAAGAAGGGCTTATATATTTGCTTTTGATAGCGACTTCCAGATCAGTCACACGTCTTTTTTTATGTGAGTAATAAAAGTCGATCAGCTTAAAAGAATTTATAAAAGCAGAGATCGCAATAAAAATGAAGACGAGAGCATAATTTTCTGACTGTAAATATCCCATTATCTTATCAGCCATAGCATAACCATCCATAGTAAGAGTTGGAGAGGATGATATCTCAATCGAAGCTGATTGTTTAGAGGGAGATAATAGTCATTGCATGGTGTTAGGTAGCCCATAGCTGGGAACGAGCCACCTAACCCGAGCTGTTACATCTCGATTAGCTTTTTGTTGGGGTTGAGAAGGAAGCGGTTGACGGCGGTAAGGAACTGGTCTGGAGCATCCTTATAGGCCTCATGTCCCGCACAGAGAATGTTGAGCATGTTGGCACCCTCTATCAGTTCGCATATCTCTGAGGCTTCACTAAAAGATAAGAGGTGATCTTCATCGCCTCTAACAATCAAGGTTGGGGCAGTGATCTTCGAGATGTTAGTTCCTGGGTAACCCGTTGGCGTTTGGTCAGTCCATAGAGCGACAACCGCTTCGACTAGAGCATCAAAATTTGGTTCAGGACTGATAGATTTATAGTACTGAACGGAGCCAGGAAACATCTCTATCCACGCTTCTGCAGTAAGCCCGCTCAACATATCGTATACGGGGCCACTGGCATCAAGCTTCCATTGTGCTCCAATAGTAACGAGCGTCTCAATTTTGGTCGGTACTAGGGAGGCCATGCGGTATCCCACGATGCCTCCATCACTGCAGCCAATAAGGGCGCAGGTCTCAATGCCCAGGTGATCAAGAATACGCTCTACATCGGACTGATACAGTTGGTAGGTCAGGGGAGATGAACCTAGTGTAGACCTGCCGTGTCCCCGAAAATCGATCCCTATGATGTGAAACTGCTCAGGCAACCCCCCGATGATAGAGTTGAAGTCGGTCAAGTTGCCTAGGCCCCCGTGGAGTAGAACTAGCGGCTTGCCGGCTGGGTTACCCACCACCTCGTAATAGAGCTGGGCATCGTCAATCTGAAGATACTGGCCTGAAGTGTGTGTGAATGTAGTCATGATAGGGACCTCGCTACTAAAAGATGCACCGTGAAGCACTCAAAACACTACTACTGGCTTAAAGTGCCATCGGCTGGGTGATGATACATTTTTACGAATGGTGGGCGAGGGAAGCTGACGCTGAATATGGCTGAGATCACATAACTAATATTATTTGATAATGATCACAAATATGCCTAGTAACTATAAACCAAATAGTATGGCTGTATTGGCTTTCTCAAGCGCGAAGAGCTGCCTGACAAGGGCGACTATGTAGATTCTAGTGTTGGAGGGAACGAGAAATTTCATGAAGTATGCGTCGTAACAAAAGAGGCCCTCAAACGAGGGCCAAACTAATACAAAAGAGTACGACTACATCTCTTTACGGGGGATATGAAAATGAAACGAGCTTTCCTAGTTGTTCCTCAGTTCATCAAGGAACATATAAAACTTACGTCCCAACAATTTGCCTGTCAATGATTAATTTAATGCATTCTGTATAATTACCTTTCTATAAATAACGCAGTTTTATATTTGGTTAAAATCATCTGTTTTTCTTAACATATTTTTAGCGATAAAAACAAAACAGAAAAAATCATAATAAAAAAGGCCCTCAACAGAGGGCCAGTAGGGAAGGTGCGTGTGGAACAATATAATGACAAAACAGAGCGTTAGCGTAGTTTCATGTTTGAAATGATAGAGCTATCTCAAACTCAGTGCTCCTTTTTGGAAGGAACAGGTAAACCATAAAATATGGCTTTTTAGATGTCAACACAGAGCACTATAAATGGCTTTATTTATAGGCTTGTAAATACCATCTATATTTTATAGAGGGCTTTATTGGTTTTGGGGTGCGATAATGCATTGAAAATTAAATAATTTCCATCTGCTAGGGTGGATAAATTTATTCTGGGTGTGGGAAGGTGGAAGTAATTAACTGTTTATCAATAAGACCAGGTGTTATGGTTTTTTTACAAAAGACAAGCGTATGGTTTTTATCCATCATATCTTGCCATAAGTATATGTGATCATTATCGTATTTCCCTGTGGTATCTCGCTGTGATAAATGGCCAGTTGCGTCATAAGGGAGGTAAGCATGAGGAAAGCAGCTGCAGCTAGTGCAATTTTATTGTGTGTTTTGTTAGGTAGTGCGGGAGCTTGCTTCGCTGCTGATAGCACTAAATATACCGCGGATGTACTTCAGTATTCTGGGTATAAAGATACTTGGAAGAAGGCTGTTAAGGGGCAGGATAACTTGCCATCATGGGTTCAAAAAGGGAAAGGAACGAGCACCCCATTAGAGCGGCTTGATTGGAAAGGGAGTTCATATCGCGTTGGTTCAATCTGTAAGCCTCACGAGTGTTGGGGCCAGTTTATGAAAGTTGCATTTGGATATAAAACCTCCCACGTTTGGGCAGTCTACGTTGATATCCCAGATACCTCTGATGCGATGCTACACCCATCGAAGCATGCTAAATACACTTGGTTGGGGAAACCAAATGCGGAAATAAAATCACTGCTGATGCATGAGATCTCTAAAGATCCTAATTGGAAGTGACAACTATCTTACAGAGGGGCGCCCTACTGATATGGGCGCCCTTCATGTATGTACGTTCTGGAACATTTCAATGAAAACATCATAGTATCGACTAGATGAGTAGCATTAATTACTGATGCTTTTGTTTATATTTTTTATAGGGGGAGATCAATCTATTCTTAATTATAACCGGTGGCCATTGTCATGTAATGGTATCCACTTGAGTTAAATTGCTATATCACTCACATTTTTGAAATACTGACGTTTTATACGGTTGAGCCAGTTTGTTTTTTGGGTATTTAATCTCTCTGGTTAAGACAGAGAGGACTTTATAATGAAAAACATTAATAAATTAGTTCTGGTTATCGGATTTGCGCTCTCCACATTTCCAAGTTGGTCTGCAGAGTTCCAATGTGGAGACCATGTCAAACTTGGGATCCCCAGCCAATCAAGTCAGCTCTTATGCCGAGAGGGTTATGCCGCAGGCTATAACTACGATACCAAAGTATCAGACTGGGTTTCCTATCGCATGACAGAAACTACTGCCCAAGGAACTGTCAAGCGTACGAACAAATTTGCTGAAGACAAGGAGGTCCCCGTACAGTTTCGAGCTACGTTAGCGGATTACCATCGGTCCGGGTACGATCGAGGGCATCAAGCTCCAGCGGCAGATATGCGCTCTACTACGACCACAATGAAGGAAAGCTTCTTACTTACCAACATGACTCCTCAGCTGCCAGAGTTGAATCGTGGAGCCTGGAGGATTTTGGAGGAGAAGGCTCGCCAATGGGCAATCACCTATAAGGACGTGTACGTTATTACGGGGCCTGTCTTTACTGGCTCTGATGAGTCAATAGGTAATGGGGTCACCGTTCCCAATGGGTACTACAAGATTGTAATGGACATCGAAAACAAGGAGGCCATCGCTTTCATTATTCCCCAAGAGAATATCCAGGCGAGCAAGCTTGCTGATTACATCGTGACTGTTGATGAGGTGGAGGAGAGAACTGGACTCGATTTCTTCTCAGAGCTTCCTGATGAAGAGGAAGAGGCTATAGAATCTAAACGGATGAAGATGTGGGGGTAGGTATGAGATATTGATTAGGTCATAGGAGATATGCGGTAGCCTAGAGCCATGGCTGTCTCTATAAGGATTTATATGGATATAATTTGAGTGTTCATATAAAGCAACAATTTAAACATGTAGAATCACACGCAGACTTCAGAACTTTTTAATAACTAGTGGGTGAAATTGTACTTGGCCGGCTGTAATATAGTTCGTGCTAGGTATAGATCATCGACGGCCTAGCTGTCGAGAACTCCAACCTAACCTAAAAAATGATACGCAGCGCTCTAATTGGAGCGCTGCGTAGCTATTTGTAACCCATCAGAAATTGAATATTTAATACCTTGCTCCATTTGGATTTACTCGCTCCTATCGTAAGCGAATGCTCTGAGTGGGAGAGGAATATATGGAACTGACTCTGCTGAAAATGTCTGGTGGAGTATTGGTGCCCTCAACACCTGCTGATGCCGAGGTGATCCACGCATTGCCAATAGGCTCGTCTATCCAGGCAAAAGGTATTGGGCGTCGTAACCCACTCTTTCACCGCCGCTTCTTTGCGTTGCTCAATCTGACTTATGACTACTGGGAACCTGTTGGTGGGATGGTATCACCCGCAGAACAGGGGATCCTGACTCGTTTTGTCCGCTACCTGTCCCAGTTTGGGGCAGGGCACATTCTCTGGAAGGCCAAAGATGAGTTTATTGATCAGTTGGCTAAGTGTCGGGTCGAGCGACATGGGCCTCAAGCAGAGAAATCATTTGAGGTTATGCGCAAGTGGCTCACGGTTGAGGCTGGTTACTACACAACGGTAATGCTACCAGACGGAGGTGTACGCAAAGAGGCCAAGAGCATCAAATTTGGGAAGATGGATCAGGCTGAATTTGCTGACCTTTACCGAGCTGTATTTGGTGTCTGTTGGCGCTACGTGTTGAACCGGAAGTTCAGCAGTGAGGCTGAAGCGGAAAATGCAGTAGCTCAGCTGATGGGGTTTGCCGGATGAGATACGAGACAAGCCCGATCCGCTCTAAAGCACTACGCAATGCTGCCAAAGGGCAGTCCTGTAAGCTGCAGATCCCAGGTATTTGCCTAGGTGGTACAGATACCACTGTGCTGGCTCATCTACCAAGTACCCCCCATGGCTTGTCCCTCAAAGGCGATGATCTGATCGCAGTTGAGGCCTGTGCAGCTTGCCATGACGTTATCGATGGGCGTTCAGCCTATAGCTGGGATCCAGGAGAAAAGGAGGCCGCCTATTACGAGGCTTTGACTCGCCAACTACATAGCTGGGTTGTCCGCGGATTGGTAAACGTGGAGGACATGAGATGACAGACCTTTCGCCACGCGAAGTCTCTCGTTTGCTTCGTGAGAATCCCAAGAAGAAGTATCTGAAGAACAGACAGGTCATTGAGCAAGCTCGCCGGTCTCTGCAGGTCAAAACACTACGTGAACGGGTACTGGCACAGTTTATTGGCTTCCCTGAGCCGACAACCGAATTTGTCTTTCATCCCCACAGGAAATGGCGGCTGGATTTCGCTTGGCCGGCAGAGATGATCGCCGTCGAAGTTCATGGGGGGATCTATTCTGGTGGCCGTCATACCCGGGGAAGAGGATTTATCGAGGACCGAACCAAAATGAACTCAGCCCAGCTGCTTGGCTGGGTAGTACTGGAAGTTGCCCCCGAACATATCAAGAGTGGCCAGCTCCGGGCATGGTTACTCCAAGCGTTTGGTCACAGCAAGAGGGGGGAATCATGAACAATGCAGTCGAGGTGGCTCTACGACTCTTCTCACCAAAGGGAGCGCTTCATGAGCTTGACTCTGGTTTTCGGAGTAGCCTAGGGCGAGAGGAGTTTATAGGAGCACTGCAGATGGCAGCCAAGGATAATCCGTTAGGTTTACAGTATCTGATGGCTGATCATTTGATGGATGCAAAGGCTATACAGTATCTACTGGCACATTTCAGCACGGTGTTGAGATGCAAAGAGGCGGGCTGTATGGCACTGGCGATCCTGCTCCGTCGGCCACTACCATCACAGCTGGAACGGTTAGTAAAGTCCCATCCTTACTACGAGAAGGAGCGACGCCGTGCCAGTGTGGTCATGGAGAGGGCAAAACGGGCGCACCGGGCTGGGAATGATCTCGAGTACCGGCGCCTGAAGAGTGAGCGAGATGGGATCCTGAATGCGGCGTATAACCGTTGCGTTGATGAACTGCTACAAACCGGGCGTTGCCCATATTGTAGGGGGACCGGTCAGCGACCCAGACTTGGCGATGAGTGTCCGAAATGCCACGGTACTGGGCGAGTTGTACCAGATATTGAGCTGGTATCGCGTCAATTTGGTGGGGAGATGCGTCAGTTAGTGGAGCGCGCTGTTGATGAGGTGATCCACCAAACGTCGGAATTGGCGAGGGTCATGGATCAGCAAGTGCGGGATATGCGGGTGGCTTGATAGCATCCAGAGATAACTCCAAAAAGGGCTCCATGATGGAGCCCTTTGCCACTGAAGCTCGTTAGGGTAGTACTATGCTATAGGGTTTTGCTTTATACATTTCTTCAAAATACCCGTCGAGTAATGAGTCATCATTGCAACCAAACCATCCATAGACATCACCAAAAGAGTTGAATGCAGAGAATCCGCAATCGTGTGGTGTTATTTTCGTTATGAAACCCTTAACCTTATTATTTAGATTTTTCTGAATTCTCCCACCTATTTCACGGCGACCTTCGGCGTAGAGTTCACTAGAGCCTTTGTTAGTAATCGAGAATGCGTATGCAGCTCTATTGGAAACTACATTTTCATAATCTCCCTTTCCTACACCACCTAGAGCACCACTCCACCAGTTGGGATTCTCAAATGCCGTGTAATTGACTAGGTTTTCATCTGTTATCCACCAATGACCCCAGGTGTTGATATTGTGGTTTGAATCTATACCAAGGAACCCACCGGCGCTGGAGTATATGTCAGACATTTTTTTGTGCTGAATGTCTTTATTTGATGTGTCAGAATAAATGTTCCCACCATAGAAGCCTACTCCCCAGGTAGTTACACTACCATCCATTCCTATGGCTGCAAAGGCTGCGGAGCTTGCAACTAGCTTGGATACATTCTTGGGAGGAGTGATTGATGTCCACGTTGTCGCACTTTCAAGATCATCACCTATATACTCTCTAGTATGGAAGCTGTATTTAAACTCGCCACCATGTTGAGCATCCCCCCAGACAGAGACATCACCATTTTTTAGCAAGACAGCATAGGCCTCATCATTTGATACAATGTCTTCAACATTTTTCATCATTGGCGATTTGTCATGATAATTACCCCAGACATAAACCTCTCCAGTGTCATTCAATATGGCCATGCTATATTTATTGACGATGTTTCCGTTAAAGGCCTGTGTAGAAACAGCTTTTTTTATACTTCCAACAGAATATGATTTAAGAGGGATACCATTGCCAACACCATACGCAATACCCTCATCAGTTAACGCGATGAAACCACTACTTAAACCATATAGCTGGATCACGTTCCCTGAGATTGGTAGCTCTGGTCCTGATTTTAGCCCATTCAGGGAGCCCCAGACGTAGACCTTTCCTGCTTTAGATAAGGCTGCAAATGCATAGTCTGATGGGACAACATTCTGTATCTGCTCCGCAAGAATGGAAGGTGGAACGTTAGCACCATGTCGGCGTTTTCCCCACGCGGTGACTTCCCCACTCTTACTTAGGGCAACGAATGTATCCTGATTGGATGTAAGCAATACGTAGTCTTTACGCTCTGCGACATCTGCCGGAGGTAGTTTACTAGTCAATGCATTAAAGTCGTTCTCATTGGGTAGACCCCATGTATGGATTGAACCGTCTGACATGAGCATTGAGTTACCAAAGGCGTTCCTCAGATGTGTAAGAGGAAAAGCCTTCTGAAAGGTCATATTCACTACATCAGATTTCTGCCCTTTAGTATTCTGCAGATAGGCTGATATCGTGATGGGGTGAAGATGATCAGCTTTGGCTAGCTGATAAGAACATGTATCGCTAACTTTTACATCTTTAACAATCCATGAGCATCTCAGATCTAAATCAGGGGCGCCGAGGTGCTCTAGCTGAGAAAATACGTTGAGTTGCTCACCCGCTCCATAGTTTTTGGGCGTGACAAACAGCTTGAATTGAACGTTGAGCTTTTCAGGGAGACTTGGCTGCGCAGGCCCTTCCACAGATGGAGGGTTGTTTCCATCAGGGGCTGGATCAGTCTTGGGTGGTTGACTTGGTGGTGTCCCGGGTTGCTGCGGTGCTGTGATGCCTGGACCAGTGTGTGAATTTGAATTGTCAGGCTGTTGTTGTTTCTGTTCATCGCCACCACCACAGCCAAACACGATGGATGAAAGCACGATAGGCAGTAAGATTCTCATCAATATGTCCTCCATAGTTTTGGAGGACATTAATTTAATCTATCGATTAAATAGTGTAAAATATTATCAACGCCATGAGGTTGGTAACTAGTGAGTGTTGGTTTTAGTTAGTATTTGTTCTATTCTCCAGTCGGTATAGGTACTGTTATCTCTCGATGCTGGAATGCACACCAAGTAATCATGGCCCTTATTAATATAGAGCCTATGACTAGGTCTTCAGTTCTGCAGACCTACTCGAAACTTAATCAATGTCATTGCCCAATAAATACTAGGATCCCAGAATGGAAGAATTCATTAAAACACTCATGAACCTGCGTAGTCTTCGTGCTGTATTACGAGAGCTGACTTATGAGCAGTTGGTTGAAGTCAAAGAGAAGTTTGATACGGTCTTCAATGAGCGCGAAAGCGTTGCCCTGAAAGAGCTCCAGGAGCAAGCCGAGCATCAAGCGAAGCTGGCAGAATTCCAAGCTATGCTGCAGCAGGCTGGAATCGACCCCGTGGAACTAGTTGGCGGCACATCTAAAAGTGCAGTGAAGCTAGAAAGTAGCAAACGTGCAAAGCGCCCAGCAAAGTACAAATACATGGATGGTAACGAAGAGAAAACTTGGACAGGGCAGGGCAGAATGCCAAAGGTTCTTGCCCAAGCGGTTGAAGCCGGTAAGTCCCTTGAGAGCTTCTTAATTTAATATTGAGTCCATCTATAGAAAGGCCAGGGCGCTTAGTGCTCTGGCCTTTCTGTTTTAGAATGGCTTACAGCTTACGACGCCATGCCAAGGGCAAAAGTAGAAGGCTAAACAGCCCAAGGCTGCCACCACCACTACTGCTGCTGGATGAAGACTCTGATGAGGAGTGTGACTCCGAGCTGGAAGACGAGCCTCCCCCGATCGAGGAGCCAGTATCGGGCTTCTTAGTCGTTATAGCGACAAGGCTTGCATCAAGACGCTGACTTGAGCCATTCGGCTTCAAGGCGTTGATGTTCAGCTTGTAGAGCTTGTACGTATCAGGTGTGAAGTTGGCATCAAAGCGCACCTTGAGATTACATTTTGCCCCTGGCGCCAGTGAGTTCGGACACTCATTTAGTAATGCTGGCGCGTCAGTATTGAAGCCTTCTAAGGTTACCGAGTCAGGTGATGTGTTTAGTACCGTATAGCTGACCCAAGTATGCTGGCCTGCAGGTAAGGACACCAACTGATGGTTGGTGATACTGACTGAGTTCATCTTCTCAGCGATCCAGTCCCTGAACATTGGTGCAAATGTGTAGCCTCCAGCCTGACCTGTGGCACAGCGATTGCCCCCATAACTGGTAACGCCAACAAGGCCATGTTGGTCAGTGAGAGGACCACCACTGTCACCTCGACAAGTGTCTTTACCAACAACGCCACCGGCAAAGATATGTGTCTGCGTGGGTGTAAAGGTCCAGAGATCTTTGAATCCTTGGAAGGTTAGGTTAACGCGCAGTAATTGAGGGCTAGAGAGGGTTGCATCAGGATCAATACCTCCATATCCCCAGGCAGTGAACTCTGATCTGCCTTTTTGGTAGTCAGATGAAGAGTCCCTATCCGATATAGCTAGCACACCATTAGTGCTTGGCGTTCGAAGATGAAGAAGCGCTATATCTGATTCTATATCCTCAACATTGGATCCAAGGTTCTGCACGAAGTTATTGCGATAGGTATCATGCATGATGATCTGATCTACAACACTACGTGGATGATGCTTGCTGAGGTCACTTACACCAATAGCAGCTTGCATCCCACTCAGGCGGCTACCTTCAACACAATGTGCGGCGGTAAGCACCCAGTTCTTATCAATCAGAGTGCCACCGCAGTAATTATCCCACTTATTGTCAACATGATTACCAATGGCGACCATCCAGCTTGGTGCTTGAACCGCCGTACCACCGACAATACGGTGGGTGGGACGTTCCTGAGCATAGGAATAGGATGCCAATAATGACATGCTTATCAGTGAAAGTGTTTTAATCTTTGCGTCGAACATAATACCCCTCTCTCAATCCACCCTTAATTAATCAGTGAGGGATTCAAATTATCCAAAAGTGAGCCACATGGGTAGTGGGGGAGAGAAAATATTTGTAACGGTATATTTCAACGTTTAACTATCACTCCGCCAATAATGTAACAACCAATTAACTGTTGGCTGTCTGATATATATCGTGATTGATAGCCGGAGCATTCTACGTTAGGATTTCTCCATCATGGCCAGAGTCTCACCGACCCTGGCCTTTTTGTTTTCTGCCCACCTCGTGTGGGCTTTGTCGTTTCTGGGGGGAGGGAATGAGGCAGGAAGAAGATCTCGCCACCGCGGCAGCGGCTGCAGGAGTGGCAAAATCGGCACCACCTGTTGTTGTGTCTGGAATGACATTGGCTGGCTACCCACTCAATGATTGGGTACTGGTGGCGACACTGCTGTGGATCGTTGTCCAGATGGGATGGTTCATTTGGTCAAATATCATCAAGCCTCGGCGTCGGCCGGGGGGTGATCAATGAGCAAGACTCGAGTCGCTATTGCAGCATTAACGCTCAGTGCCGTGGGCTTTGTGGGGCTCCTGAATCGGGAGGGGTTTGAGCCGACGGCTTACCCCGACCCGGTACACGGTACCAGGCTTCCCACAATCGGCTTTGGGAGCACCGAAGGGGTCAAGATGGGTGACACCATCACGCCCGTCGCCGCGGTGAACCGAAGCCTTCGGGAGGTGCGGGTATTCGAGGACGCCCTCAAGGCCTGTATCAAGGTTCCTCTCCACCAGTATGAGTTCGATGCTTATGTCGAGCTCTCCCACAACATCGGCTCCAGGGCCTTCTGCCGTTCCACCATCGTGAAGCGCCTGAATGCTGGTGACTACCCGGGTGCCTGCGAAGCGATACTGCTGTTCAAGCGTGCCGGCAAACAGGACTGCTCGGCGCCAGGGAACCGGGTATGCCCCGGGCTTTGGAAAGACCGATTGCGCCTCAATGCGAAGTGCAAGGGGGAGTGATGGTTACGACACCCAAAAGCTGGATGCTTCCGTTCCTGGCCGGCTCATTGGTGATCGCTGCTCTAGCTGGTGGTGGAGTGGCACTCTACTGGTACGGTCAAGCTGATGGGAAGGAGGGAGAGCGGAAGACCTGGCAGGCGAAGTGGGATGAAGAGACGACCCGCCTTGCCACTGTCAGGGCCAAAGCAGAGCAGGAAGCTCGGAAGGAAGAGAAGCGCCGACAAGCTGTTATTGATGAGGTGAGAGAGCATGCACAAGAAGAGATTGCCCAAGCACAAGCTGATGCCGCTGCTGCTGTCATTGAGTCTGAGCGGTTGCGCGAGCAAGCCCGGCGCTTGGCCGCACGAGCAAGTCATTGCTCCGGCAATTCCAGTCCTACCCAAGGAGGCACGGCAACCGGACAACCCGCCATGGTGCTTGCCGACCTGCTCAGCCGGGCTGATGAAAGAGCGGGCCAGTTGGCAGAAGCTTATGACCGATCTCGAGCCGCAGGGCTAGCTTGTGAGCGAGCCTATGATGCGCTTCTACTTTCCACACAATCTCACCAGTAACTCAGGGGTGTCTGTTTGTAGGAAGCGAGATGGCTCAACGTATCGACTGGAAATCTTTGCAGGCGGACTTTGCGCAGGCATACGGAGAAACAGGCATTAGCGTAAGGGATTGGTGTGAGAAAAATGGCCTCAACTATCAATCCGCTAGGCGTTATATCAAGCCTCGTACTGCGCAGTCTGAGGAGCAAACTGCGCAATCCAAACTGCGCAGTGCGCAAAGAAATGCGCAGTCAGAAGTGCGCAATGGGCAGAGTGCGCAGACTAAGGGAAATGGAAGCAAGGCCAATAAGATTAGGAGAGGGGGAAGGTCATCTTCATCCACACGAGCCCAAGTGGATAAGCGCCAAGATGTGAAAAACAAAGGGCGTGACGAATCAGGGAGGTTTGTCCGTGGTGAATATGAGGGCAACCCCAACCCGCCATCGAACATCCTGCCCGGTATGCAGTTGGCCAAGACCCACGGCGGCTATGCCAAGTTCCTCGACGCCGAGGAGCTGTTCGACCAGGCCCGCGAGCTGCAACTACGTGATGAGCTGGAGTTCACCAGGGCGCGTGTTATCTCCGTCACCAAGCTGCTCAAGGGATTGCAGCAGGACCTGGTCACCGCCACCGAGATGACCGACCGGATCGCGCTCTATGACAAGATCCTGAAAGCCGAGCAGGCCCTTGACCGCAACATCCAGCGTATCGAGTCCATCGAGCGGACCCTGAGCGCCTTGCGAATTGATGAGGTGAGCGCCCCGAAGATCGAGGCCGACACCAGGCGGATTGAGGCTGCCACCCGCAAGCTGACCGCTGAGGCAGACCTGCTGGAGAAGGATGGCGGCAGCGAGGCCACACCGGTCAGCGAGATGGTTTCCGAGCTCCACGATATGGGTACAGGGGGGCTGATGAGTGGTAATTGATATAATTGATACTAGCATTGATGGATGAGCGGGCTATTACTGGGGCAGTTATGAAAGGGCACATACTGTGTTGCTTGAACTCCATGGTATTGGTTGGATGTAGTGCATATGACACTACGGTTGATCATGTAGCTGATAGTGCTTTTCGAATGTATACAGCAAAACCAATGTATGAACTAAAAAACAACAACGAAGTATTGAAGCCTAGTTTGCTCAATGTTGTGTTGAAATCAGAAGATGGCAAAGAAGGTATTGTTGATAAAGCTTGCTTTACATCTGAGGCTGATAGCGGAGGAAAATGCAAGCAAGAGCGTAATATAGCCATATCAACATTGATGCTAACATCAGAAGAAATTTGCTTGAAACACAGGAGGAACATGTATGGAAATGAAGCAGGCTCGAATTTGTTTCTCGGTTCTTTCACTAATCTATTTTCAGGTGTAGCGACGGTAATTTCACCGGCTACATCAAAGTCAATTTTCTCGGCTCTTGCTCTGTTCACAAACGCAGAGCGCTCACTTATAAATGAGTCCATTTATAAACAAATGTTAGTCACTGCCATAGATGAAAAAATAGTAACAAAAAGAGAGGAGTCGGCATTAAACATAAGCACTAAAATGAAAGAGTCTATTGAGGAGTACTCGGTAGCTCAAGCAATGTACGATGTTTCAGCATTCCATAGTAAGTGTTCATTCATGGAAGGCCTAAGGTTAGCTCTTGATGAAGGTAGTGGAAATGCTAATGCAAGAAGGGCTGATTCCTTGAAAAGAGAAATAAGCGAGGTTGAATTAAAAATGCGGTTTATGGAGGACGATCCGTTACTTAAAGAGAGACGAGATAATCTTTATCGCCAGTTGAATGAATTAGGTGTCGCAGCAGCAGATTCAGGTGCCCAAGCTGATCAAGAGCCAGTCAAAAAATAAATGAACATTTACAGTTCACCAACCCGCCTCGGCGGGTTTTTTATTGCCTGAAATACACCCATGATCGAACCCGATACCTCCGCCATGACTGAGCAGGAGCAGATGACCTACATCCGCTCGAAGCTCGGCGATAAATGGTGGAGGATGAATAACCTCTACAAGGTGGAGAATGAGCAGGGCCAACTGGTGCGCTTCCGGTTGCGTCCGGCGCAGGAGCTGCTGTTCCGGACCATGTGGTGGCTCAACATCATCCTCAAGGCGCGCCAGTTGGGGTTCTCTACTGCTATCGACATTTATCTGCTGGACGAGGCGTTGTTCAACAAGAATCTGAAGTGCGGGATCATCGCCCATGATCTAACTGCCGCCGGCGAGATTTACCGCACCAAGATTGAAGTCCCGTTCGATAACTTACCCAAGTGGCTTAAGGCCTGCTTCCCGATAGCCTCTCGCCGCGGTGGTGCCAATGGCGGTTACATCCTGTTCCGACATGGCTCCAGCATCCAGGTGGCCACGTCCTTTCGTTCCGGTACCGTCCAGCGCCTGCATGTCTCCGAGCACGGGAAGATTTGCGCCAAGTACCCCGAGAAGGCCAAAGAGGTGCGCACCGGTACCCTGCAGGCGATCCACCCGGGAGCAGTTGCCTTCATCGAATCAACAGCGGAAGGCGTGGGCGGCGACTTCCACGCCATGAGCATGAAGTCCCTCGAACTGGCCAGGGCCTCCGGAGAGCTCAGCCAGCTGGATTGGAAGTTCCACTTCTTCGCCTGGTGGCAGGACCCCAAGTATCGCGCTGATGTGCCCGCTTCCGGTGTGGTGATGAGCAAGACCCAGGCGGAGTATTTCGCCGCAGTCGAGAAGGCGATGGGTTGCACCATCACCGACGATCAGCGTCAGTGGTATGTGCTCAAAGAGGCAACCTTGGGCGATGAAATGAAGCAGGAGTTCCCGAGTACCCCGTTGGAAGCCTTCCTCACCTCCGGTCGCCGAGTATTCGCCCCAACCATGACCATGCGCGCCGAGGGCGACTGCCGGGCTCCTGAACTGGTCTACGACATGGATCCCGTCACCGGCAAGCGTGAGCGAGTAAATGGTCCCGAGACCTTGGATGAGCGGGGTCAGCGCAGCCTGGCCAACCTGCTGCTGGTGTGGGAACTCCCTGACCCAGAGGACGATTATGCGATCGGCGTGGACATCGCCGAGGGGCTGGAGCATGGCGACCGAAGCTCCCTTGACGTGGTGAAGCGCAGCAACGGTGAGCAGGTGGCGCACTGGTTCGGGCATCTGGACCCGGGCCTACTGGCGCAGCTGGTTGCTCATGTGGGGCGCTGGTATGGCTCCGAGGAATATGGCCCGGCCTTCGTCGGCCCTGAGCGCAACAACCACGGCCACGCTTTTCTGCTACGCCTGCGCGACATCTATCCCACCCGGCGCATCTACTGCCAGGAGTACATCGACCGGGAGAGCGACGACGAGACAGACCGCCTGGGCTGGCTGACCACGGCCCAGAGCAAGCCGATCGTCGTGGATGGGCTCAAGACCCTGCTGCGTGCCGGCCAGTCCGGGATCCGCTGGATAGGTACCGTCCACGAGGCGTCCAGCTATGTCTATGACAAGAAGGGTCGGATGAACGCCCAAGATGGCTGCTTTGATGACCAGCTGATGGGCTACATGATTTCCCAAGAGATGCGGGCTCGTATGCCGGCACGCATCGTCCGCGACAATACTCCCCGCCAACAAAAGCACTGGATGGCCCACTGATGAACGACACTCTGACCAAGGCGCCCGCAAAGGGGCGTCTCGATACCGCACGCCTGTTAGACCTGATGAGCGATATTCAGCAGCAGCCTGACTGGCGTTCCTTCGCGAACCTGTGTTGCGCCTATTACGACAACGACCAATTGCTGGCGAGTGTGAAGAAGGTTCTCAAGGAGCGCGGTCAGCCGAACACGATTCACAACCTGATTGCTCCAACCATCGACGGGGTATTGGGGATGGAGGCCAAGACCCGCACTGACTTGATGGTGGTTGCCGATGACATTGAGGAGGAGTACGAGCTCCTGGCGGAGGCCGTGAATGCGGAGTTCGCCGACATGGCTCGACTCGGCGGTTGTGACCGCGCTTGTGGTGAAGCCTACGCCAGCCAGATTAAAACGGGGATTGGTTGGGTAGAGGTGCGCCGCAACGCTGACCCGTTTGGTCCGCGTTTTCGGTTTAGTTTCATTCATCGGGATGAGGTGTATTGGGATTGGCATCACCGAGAGCCGGACCTTTCAGACTGCCGCTGGTTGATGCGTCGCCGCTGGCTAGACCTTGATGAAGCGTGCGTCATGTTTCCTGGTAAGGCCGAGATACTGCGCTGCAGCGTTGGCGAGACCTGGCACGGTGTCGTGAGCTTGACCGCGATTGAGGGGATGGATGCCAATACCCAAAGTGCTTTCGACGAGTGGCAGCAGTTTGATGCCCACCAGATGGAGTGGTGTAGCGCCGACCGGAAGCGCTTGCTGCTGCAAGTCGTCTATTACCGCACCTACACCACCAGTCGCGTATTGCTGCTTGAGTCAGGCCGAGCCATCGAGTTTGATGAGCGCAACGAACTGCACATGGCCGCCGTCGCATTAGGTCGCGCAGTGGTGGAACATCGACCAGTGGCAACCATTCGTGAGGCTTGGTTCGCCGGCCCCCATGCCTTGGTCGATCGCCCCTGCAGGGCCCCGCACAACATGTACCCCCTTGTGCCTTTCTGGGGATACCGAAAGGATCGTAGCCGTGAGCCCTATGGCCTGATCGCCCGTGCGATCCCTGCCCAAGATGAGGTGAACCTGCGCCGCATCAAGCTCACCTGGTTGCTGCAGGCCAAGCGGGTCATCATGGACAAGGATGCCACCAACATGAGCCGAGTTCAGGTTCTGGAGGAGGTTGAACGTGCTGACGGCCTGATTGAGCTCAATCCCGAGCGCCGAAACAAACAATCTATCTCTGACGTGTTCAAGGTGGAGCAAGATTTCCAGGTTGCGGCCCAGCAGTTCCAGGTAATGCAGGACAGTGTGAAGTTGATCCAGGACACCATGGGGGTTTACGCGGCGTATTTGGGACAGGGGGAGACAGGCCAGTCGGGGGTAGCCATTGCAAACCTCGTGGAGCAGGGGGCGACCACACTCTCCGAGATCAACGACAACTACCGATTTGCTCGCCAACAGGTAGGGCAATTGGCGCTAGGTTATTTGCTAGAAGCGCTGGCCAAGCAACGGAACTTGAAGGTCGTCATCAATCGGGAGGACAAGGGGCGCCGTAAAGCTGTGGTGCTCAATGTGCCCGAGGGGGAGGGATTGACCAACGATGTGACCCGTCTGCGCGCCCATGTTGCGCTTGCCCCCATCCAGCAGACCCCGGCCTACAAGCAGCAGCTTGCTGAACGCATGATGGAGGTCATGACCCGACTGCCACCCCAGGCCCAAGCCGCTTGCTTTGATATGCTGGTCGAACTCATGGACGTGCCCAACAAGCACGAGTTTGCCGAGCGGGTGCGTAATGCTTTGGGGATTGCCAAGCCGGCCGACCAGATGACACCGGAAGAGCAGCAGGCCGCCCAGCAACAGGCGCAGTTGCAACAAGCCCAGCAGGCGCTGGCGATGCGTGAGATGCAAGCCAAGGTGACCGAACTCGAAGGTAAGGCAGCCAAGTGGCAGGCAGACGCTCAGCGGGTGCAAAGACTCATCGACTCTGCTCGCTTCGATGATGCCCTCAAGCAGGCCAACACTGGGAAAATTCTGCAGGAGATGGAGTTGATGCAACGGGAAGGAGAGCAACTGACCGCCGAGCGAGCCGTTCTGCGGGCTCAGCTTGAACAGACTATTCAGGAGCAGATAGATGCTATTGAGCTTTGAGGCTGTTGCATTCTTGAGCAACCGGCGTTAGCATTTTCCCATCATCGCCCAGTCTGTCCAGATTGGGCGTTTTCATTTTCAGACCCGGCCATCGTGCCGGGTTTTTTTATTCCCGTTCAAGCCGGAGAGGGCTTTCCAAGAGAGCCTTCCCCCGCTTGGGCAGCGATACCACCCACTGACAAATCCACGAGGACAACCATGAGCATCGACATCGACAACCTGACTGGTACCGAATCATTGGAAGAGCTAGAGGCTGCGCTGAACACGCTGGAGGAGGGGAGTGATACCACGCTTCAGCCGCAGGTTGACGCCGCCACCCAATCCGAGGAAAAGGACGTATCTACCGCGCCGTCTGCGGCCAAGGAGGGGGGGAGCAACACCACCGATGAAGATGGTCAGGCCGATGGCTCGGATGAGGAGCCTGAGAAGGTCATCCTGTCTAAAGATGGCAAGCATCATATCCCGTATGACGTACTGGAAGCCGAGCGGGCACAACGACAGGCTCTGGCCGCCGAAAACGCCCAACTCAAAGCAGTGGCTGCTGAGCGGGAGAAGTTGCAGCAGGTGTTGGATAAACACGGCATCGACCCCGATGCTGATCCGGATGCGCTTAACATCGAGGAGATTGAGCAACTGGCCCAGGACTATCCCGAGATTGGGAAGGTACTAACTGGCATTGCCAATCGCCTCAACACGTTGGCACAGTCGGCGCGCCAGCAACCTGTTCAGTCGCAAGCCCCCTCCGTCCCGAACGATGTGCAGGCTGCACTGCAGGCGGTACCTGAACTCGCATCGTGGATGGAGCAAGACCCGGATCGTGCCACTTTCGCCGTCAGTGTCGATGAACGCCTCAAGGCAGATCCTGCGTGGAAAGATAAACCCCTGACGGAGCGCTTTGTGGAAGTGGCCAAGCGCACCAAAGCCGCCTTTGGTGACCCGGTCGAGCAGCAGGTGCCGCCCGCTGAGAAGCCTGCTCCTCAGAAGCAGGTTGAGGTGCGAGACCATATTCCGCAAAGCCCGTCAGAGCTCGGCCAGTCCGTGCAACACGAGAGCAAACTCGAGAAGTACGGTGGCATGAGCCAAGAGCAGCTGATGGCTGAGATGTCCACCATGTCAGCAGCCCAGATCGAAGCCCTGCTCGCAGAGCACGATCTGTAACCCAGCCAAACCCCATTTCTGCCCCGGCCCCGTGCCGGGGTTTTTGTTTTGTAGGAGAGGATCATGACCCAAGTCACCTCGGCACAAGCCAACAAAATCCTGCAGGTTGCCCTCTTTACCGAGGCCAATCGTGCTCATTCTCTGGTCAACATGTTGACCGAAGAGGCCCCTAAAGGGGTCAAAATCAATGGCGGCAAGCAGACCAGTCACGGTGCTCCTGTGGTTCGCGTCACAGACCTGACCAAGAACGCGGGTGATGAAGTCGACATGCAGATCTTCCATCAGCTCTCTGGTCGTCCGACCATGGGTGATAAGAAGATTGCTGGTCGCTTGGAGAGTCTGTCTAAGGCGGACTTCAGCCTCAAGATCAACCAGTCTCGTCATGGCGTTGATGCTGGCGGCAAGATGAGCCAGAAGCGCACCAAACACAATTTGCGACAGGTTGCTCGTACGCTGTTGGCCGATGGCTACTATGGCCGCCTGACTGACCAGCGAGCCATGGTGCAGTTGGCCGGGGCACGTGGCGATTACATGGCTGACGACATCATTCTGCCGCTGGCCGATGACAATGAGTTTGCCGAGATCATGATCAACCCGATCACTGCGCCCACCTATGAGCGGCACTTCTTCGGCGGCGACGCGACGTCCTTCGAGGCGATCGACGCGGCTGACCGCTTCAACCTGGGATGTGTGGACAACATGGCGCTCTTCTTGGCCGAAATGGCCCATCCGATCCAGCCCATTCGGCTTGCATCAGATCCCTCGGGAGGTGAACCGCTCTACCTACTCTATGTCTCTCCGCGTCAATGGCATGACTTCTACACCAGCTCTTCTGGCAAGGATTGGCAGGCCATGTTGGCGGCTGTTTTGGAGCGCAGTAAGGGCTGGAGCCACCCTGTATTTCGTGGTGAGAGCGCGATGTGGCGCAATATCCTGGTGAAGCAGTACAAGGGAATGCCGATCCGCTTCCACCAGGGCAGTACCGTGAAGGTGTGCGCGGCTAACTCGGTATCGGGTGTTGAGGTGGCCAAAACGGCGGGGACCACGATCGACCGAGCGGTCTTGCTGGGTGGCCAGGCGCTTGCCAATGCTTTTGGCTCTGGCGAAGAGGGCGGCGCCTTTAACATGCATGAAGAGAAGACTGACCATGGTAACAGCACCGAGATCTCTGTTGGTTGGATCTCCGGTTTGCAGAAGATCCGCTTTGAGCAGAAGAACGGCAACGTACAAGACCACGGCTGTATGGCGCTCGACACCGCGATTAGTCCGATCACCCGTTAATTTGGATAGGCCTTCACGCTGGGGGCCGCTATCCATCTGATAAGAGGACCATTCCATGGCCAAAAAAATGTTGAACGCGACAGGCCGCCGTTGGTTTATCGGTGCCTTTGGCAATCTCTCCATCTCTCCAACCCTCGTGGCAAAACTGGCTGCCGTGCCGGCTGGCGATGTGGTGGTGTTCGGTGACCCGGTGGAGCCGAACATCAAGGTGGTGGGGGTCACGCTGATCAGCTCGGCACTTGGTGCCAGCACCACGCTCACGGTGAAAGTGGGGGAGACCACCATCATCAACGCCCAGGGCACTGCAGCGGCAGTGAACAGCTACATCCCGGTGGATGACCTGATAACCCAGGAGGGGCAGGAGATCAGCCTCACGGTGGGCGGTGGTGCTGCCACCGGCACCGTCAAGCTCAAGCTGCACTACGAGATGGTTGGCAACCTTTAAGGTTGCTGTCCTCAACGAGCCCGGCCATGTGCCGGGCTTTTCTATTCCCTGACTGGAGATAATGTCGTGAGCGACAAGATCGCAATCGTGTATATCGGTGACAAGCCGATCAAGAAAGACACCGTTACCGGCTCCCGCCTGGTATTCCCGCGGCATGAGCCGGTGGATGTAGAAACCCACATTGCCATGCAGCTGCTGGCGTTCCCGACCGTGTGGCGTAAGGCCGACGAGCTGGATGCGGTGTTAGTCCACCAAGCCGAGCTTGAGGCGGCGGCAGCCGAAGAGGCTCGCCGTGCTGAGGAAGAGGCCGCCCGTTTTGCTGCTGAACAGAGCATGGTGGTCGCGCACCTCGGCCTTGACCTGGCCAAGATGACCTCTGCACAACTGGCCACGCTGGTTGAGAAGCACAATCTGCGCATCAAACAAGGTCCGGGTGAACGGGTTGACGAGTTCAGGCTGCGTGTCCGTGACGCCTTACGTGCTCAGCAGGATGGCGAGTAATGGTACCGATGCTGGACAGCCGGCTGGTCAGTCCCGACGCGTTGATCCCGCTGGTTCGCCAGCGGGTTCTCCATTTGCCGCACACGGAAGGTGCCGACGCGCTCATACGTCGCTACCTTGTTGAAGCCGCCATCATTTTCTGTAAAGAGAGCGCATTGATACATCTGGAGCGTCATTTCGACAGCATCCTCGAGGGGCAAACCGTCAGCTTTGCGATGGCCAGCAGTATCAATCGAGGTGCCAGACAGTATGTGAGAGCGCCGCAGGTGACAGGATCCGTGCTTCATCGCATCACCGCGGGCGACACCCTTCTGACGCCCGGGAGGCATTATCACGCACAGTCTGCCGAGTCCATTCGCTTCCTTGAGCCGCTGAGCAACGTTTGCATCATCGGGGCCATTGAGCCTTTGCCAACCGCAACACTTATCCCTTCCGCACTGGTTGAGGACTATGCACAGGAGCTGGCGTGTGGCGCAGCCTCTCTCTTGCAGCAATTGCACGCCAAACCGTGGACAAATCATGAGCTGGCCCAGCTCAACCGCGGCAAGTTCTATGACGGGATCCGCGCAGCGTACCGGTTTCGCATAGAACAAACCGAGAGCGCAAGGATCCACAACCCAGCCCGAAAACGACACTTCTTCTGATCTGAGGCGAGTCATGCTGGTCAGTGAATTATTGAATAGAGCATCTATCGAGTTAACGGATACGCAGCGGATCAGCTGGGGTCTGGATGATTTGATCTCCTACTACAACAGCGCCATATCCGCTATCGCCAGTGCCAGGCCGGACATCTTCATCAAGACGCAACCTTTTGTCTGTGTCGCCGGCACTCGGCAAACCGCCCCCGCAGGGACCATCAAATTAATAGATGTTGAGCGCAACACGCAAAGCGGCAAGACGATCCGTTATGTGTCCCGCGCCGATCTGGAGAGATTAATCCCGAGCTGGGCGAGCAGCACCGGTGGCATCGAGGCGGAGCTGTATATCCATGAACCCACCAATATCACTGCTTTCTGGCTCTACCCCGGTGTGAAGGCGGGGGTCAGTGTCGACCTCGTGCTCAGCATTCTCCCACCCCCCGTAACGAAGAGTCAGGTTGGATCAGGTGCTCAAGTCCAGGTCGATGACCGATATATCACTCCTTGCCTGGACTGGATCATGTATCGCGCGTTCATGCGTGACTCGGAGGTGACGGCCAATGCGTCACGAGGACAGCTTCACCTGCAATCCTTCACGCATGCACTGAGCGTCAGTACCGAAACTGACGCCACCATGCTGGCGCTGCGTGACAATCAGGCCAGCACCAAAGGGGGGCGTGAATGATCCAGATCCACGGCGTGATCACTGACCCGGCTGGTCAGGTTGTGCCCGGGGCCATCATTGAACTGCGCTCCCTTAACACGACCGGTGAGGTGCTGATGGGGTCGGTGCTCACCTTCAAATGTGATCCAGCGGGGGGCTATCGATTCCAACTGGCAGCAGGGACCTACGATGTCTATGCCCAGAACGATCTGTGTGGTGACATGGATTACCTGGGGACGGGGGTGGTGACGGCACAGAGTGTAGATGGCCCCTTGAATAGTATCCTGGTCGATAGCGGTATCAACCTGACGCCCCCTCTGCTCGAGAGGGCGGTTGAGGCGATGAACAGGTCGGAATCCGCTGCGAGAGCGACTGAGCAGGATAAGCAGCAAACTGGCAGGGATGTGATTGCCACTGAGCTGGCGAGCAACAGCGCGGCAAAACATGCCAACGCTGCAGCAGCATCGGCATTGGTTGCGGGCAATGCTGAGAAGGGGGTGACAGAAAAGGCTGCTGATGTGGATCAGAACACTAGGCGTGTCGCTGATCATGCAGCCCGAGTTGAGGTGCAGTCTGCCGGCGTCGTGAAATCGGCCGCAACCATCGCCCAGCAGTCTCTAGCTGTTGCCGCTATTGAAAAGGCCGTGACAGAGATGCGTGATGTGGTGGTGACCAAGACCACTGCAGCGCAGAGCGCAGCGACCAATGCGGGGAGCCATGCCAGCAATGCTGAGAAGGCGGCCCTGGCGACGGAAAGCGCGAAGGTGGTAACCCTCGAAAAAGCGGGGAGGGTCGACACCCAGGCTCAGCAGGTATCTGCCGATAGCAACTTAGTACGGGAGTACGCCGGTCAGGTAGCGACCCACGCCGCTACCGTGGCGGAGCAGGCCAAAGAAGTCATCGTCAATGCAGGAGCCGTGTCGCAGGCGAAGACTGCTGTGCAAGGCATGCAAAAGACAGTGGTAGTGAAGACCGCTCAGGCCCAAGCGGCAGCAGACACGGCCAGCGGTAAGGCGAGCCAGGCTGCCCAGGACCAAGCGGCCGCAAGTGCCAGCGCCCGGCGTGCGAGCTTGTCTGAAAGCATGGCCGAAGCCTGGGCCCAGAACCCAGAGGGTATTGATATCAATGGGCGCCCCGGGGAGTTTTCAGCTCTGCACTGGGCAATGCAGGCTCAGAAATGGGCGAAGGCAATCACCTCTCAGCTGGTATGGCTCGGTGCTTGGAACGCGGCTGCGGGCACACCACCGACGCCTGCTGCTCATCAGGGGATCCCTTTTTATCGGATTTCACATGATGGGGTGATCGCAGGGGTGAGCTATTTGGCTGGAGACTATTTGCACTGGGATCCTGCGACGAAGGGATGGTTCAAAATCGATGGCTCTGATGCGGTGATTTCAGTCAATGGGATGACGGGGGCGGTTGTGCTGAGTGCGGCCGATGTGGGGGCGAGGCCAGCCAGCTGGGTGCCTGGATGGGCCGACATCACCAATAAGCCGGTGAGCATGCCGCCTTCAGAGCACCGCCACCCCTGGTCGCAGCTCTCCAATGTGCCAATTTATGCTTCACGCTGGCCAACACTGGCGGAGATTGGCGCGGCGGCGGCTGACCATCATCATCCCTGGTCACAGCTGACAGGGATCCCCGTGTTTGCAAAGCGATGGCCGGCTTGGACTGAGGTGACAGGCAAACCGGAATTGGCAGTGGCAAAGCACCGACACCCTTGGAGCCAGATCGATCAGATCCCAGTCACGGCCTCACGATGGCCCAGCTGGGCTGAGGTAACAAACAAACCGGCTCTTGCAGCAGCCGCTCACCGGCATTCTTGGACGGAGCTGGACGGCATTCCCGCCACGGCCCACCGCTGGCCCACATGGGATGAAGTGACCAGTAAACCTGCACTGGCTATGGCTAATCACTCTCATTCTGGCGCCATCTTCAATCCGAGCAATCTTGGTAAGGAAGACCTCAATACCCTCAAGAATGCAGGCGTGTATGCTCAACATGCCAATGCCAACACGTCGGCCGACCGTCACTACCCAGAGAACAGAGCAGGAACGCTCATCGTCACGAATGCCGCGGGGGTTCAGCAGACTTATTTGGTCTACAACTCCAGCCGGGTCTGGCGCCGTGCGCAGTACAGCTCAGGGGCTTGGACACCTTGGACCCTGGATTACAACACCGACAACAAACCGAGCCTCGCAGAGCTGGGGGCGGCGGCCGCGAGTCACTCCCATGCATGGACCCAGATTACAGGTGTGCCAGTTCAAGCGAGCCGTTGGCCTAGTTGGAATGAAGTGACAAATAAGCCGGCTTTGGCCGCGGCAGCCCACCGCCACGCTTGGAATGAATTGGATAAGGTGCCAGCAACAGCCTCTAGATGGCCGACCTGGGGAGAGGTGACCAACAAGCCTGCGTTGGCTGCAGCGATGGCAGATGTTTGGACCGGTGATATTGGGTCTGGGACAAACTTGGATGTCAGAGGATTCATGCCGGCAGGTTTATATGTCCTTGTTTACAGGAGCAATGCTACCAAAGCGCAGTACACCAGCATGCTCTACTTCGATGGTTCTGCAACCAACCAGTTTGGAACCGCTCCTGCTGGTCAAGGTGGGCTCCAGCCACGAATAATGAGTTTCATGCTCTCTAACCCAGCAAATTCTTCAGGTTTCAGCTTGATCGCCATTAGGAAAATAGGCTGAGCAGAATGTATTGAACCACGAATATTCTTATGCCTCTTATCGATATCGTGACCATGCGGGGAATGGTACCGCGCATGGCAGATCATCTATTACCGGATGAAGCCGCCACACTGGCGCGAGACTGTCATTTTGATAGGGGGGTTGTCGCCCCTCTGTTAGCAGACAAACCGGCGGGCATCACGCTACCAATCACCCCCAAAACCTTGTTCCATTACCACGGTAAGCAGTGGTTTGCCTGGAACAAGCAGGTAGAAGTGATGCGCTCCCCCATCGCCCAAGATCAATACAACCGGGTTTACTATACCGATGGTGAATACCCCAAGCTGACTTACGACGCGATTGCGACGGGTGGCAGCCAGAAGCCAACCGCTTGGTATCGACTTGGGGTACCCGCACCCGTTACGCCCCCCAACATGCAAAGGATCACTCCTCCTACAGGGGGGAAAGATGATGATCCCACAGATGATGAAACCCGCTTCTACGTAGAGACCTATGTGACCGGGTTGGGAGAGGAGGGCCCTCCTGGGCCGGCCAGTAGCAAGATCACGCTGACTATCCCGGGCTCTACGGTGGTGGTCGGCTTGTCTACGGTACCAACCAATAGCAGCAATATTACCCGGCGGCGTCTCTATCGCTCGGTGTCGGGTGGCGGGGCGGCAGACTATCTGTTGGTAGCTGACTTGCCAATTGCGACGACCAGCTACATTGATGCCAAAAAGGACGGCGAGCTGGGACCGGTATTAGAGACCTATGACTACACCATGCCGCCAGACAAGATGCGTGGGATCTGTCAGATGGCCAACGGGATCTGTGCTGGCTTTGCTGGTAATGCTGTCCTGTTCTCCGAGCCATTCCTGCCGTATGCCTGGCCGGAGAAATACAAGCTGACCACTGAGCACAATATTGTTGCGATAGCGGCGATTGATGCAGCTTTGGTTGTTGGTACCGAAGGTTATCCCTATCTGTTTCAGGGGGCCTCTCCATCCTCCATCACCGGACAAAAACTATCGTCTGTCCAGCAAGCGTGTGTCAGCGGACGCTCCATGGTCGCGCTGGATGGTTTAGTGCTCTATGCCTCACCCGACGGGTTGGTCGGCGTGGGTGCTGACGGCGGTCATCTGGTGACCGAGGGCATTATTACCAGAGAGCAGTGGCAAATCATGAGGCCGGAGACAATACGGGCTTGGTTCCACGAGGGGCGCTATGTGGCCCTCACTGATAATCATGGCTTTGTATTCGACCCCAAGTCAGGTGACCTGCGTTGGCTCTCTGGTCGCTGGGATGCCGCTGTAGCAGACATGCAAGTGGATGCGCTGATGGTGGCCAAGGGAAATCAGGTACACCAGTGGCGCGGCGGGGGGGCGCCGCTTGCCATGTGTTGGCGATCCAAGGTGTTTGTTCTGCCCCCGGGTGTTCGCCTCAGCTGTGCGCGCGTGATGAGTGAGGCTGTAGAGCAAGTTGGCTTTGTACTGATTGTCGATGGGGCACCAGTGTTCGAGCGGAAAGTGGGCCAGGTACCACCGACAGGGTTCCGCTTACCGCCTCTACGTGGTCGCCGCTGGCAGGTGGAGGTGAGTGGTACCGCGCAGGTGGAGCGCATTACACTTGGCGCCAGCATGGCGGAGGTCTCGTTGTCATGAGCCGACCAACATTCCGTGCTAGCAATACTCCTCAGGGATTGACCGAAAATATGCAGATCCTGACCGGCCAGAAGGGGGACCGGTTGGACAAGGCATTGACTCTGCGGGACGCTGCCAACCTAGGGATGCTGAACTTGAGGCGTACCCCTGGCGGGACTGTCGTGCCAGAGCTTCCTCCATCAAACCACGTTGACCCGGAATGGTCAGGTGTTCAACCGCCCCATGCCCCGCTCAACGTCTCGGTTAGTGGCGCGTTTCACACCATCGTGCTGAGTTGGGATGCGCCGACATACAGGGGGCACTCTTTTGCCGAGGTGTGGCGTGCAGAGGATGACAACTTGGGGCACGCAGTCAGAGTGGGAACCACATTGGCCAACGTTTATGCCGATGCGGTTGGCAAAGAGTTCAATGCTTATTACTGGGTGAGATTCGTCAACAAGAATGCCATGGAGGGCCCCTACCAGGGAACCGCAGGGCTTCACGCTACGACGAGTCGAGATGTGCAGGACATTCTGGATGAGCTGCAAGGGAAAATAGAGGCGAGTCATCTGGTTCAGTCACTGTTAGCGCCCATTCAGCAGGTGCCCCAGCTTTCTAAAAACCTCAATCAACTGGGAGCCAGTCTGAATGAGGAGGTTCTGGCGCGCATCCATGCCGAAGAGACACTTGCCCAGAAAATCGCACAGGTCACCGCGGGGTTCAAGGCTGCCGATACCCAGCTTGCAGGTCAGATAACCACCGAAACGAAGGCAAGGGCCTCGGCCGATGGTGCTCTTGGGAAGCGGATCGATACGGTTACCGCACAGGCGGGGTCGCTGAAGGCCGCAGTTCAGCAGCAGAGTCAGGCGATCGCTAATCTGGAAGGTGGTGCCCAGGCTATGTGGAGTGCTAAGGCGAGTATTGGGGAGATAACCGCAGGGATTGGCCTTATTGCCAAGTCTGATGGCACTAGCCAGGTCGCAATTTCGGCCTCTCAAATTTTTGTGTTTGACCCCAATAGCCGCACCCCAATGGCCCCGCTTTTTGCCATCGACAATGGCCAGGCTGTGATCGCCGAAGCCATCATCCGCAAGGCTACCATCCAGATCCTTCGTGCTGAGAAAATTACTGCTGATTATATCAAGGCGGGGGTCAGCATCTCGGCTCCCGCCATTTCGGGCGGCTCGTTTGATATGGGTAATGCCTTCATGTCGGGGGGCTCAGCAGGTTTCGGTCTTGGCGGCCCCTATGCAGGTTGGGGAAAGAGCTGGCACACCATCATTTACAGCGACGGCAGCATCTACACCAACCGTCTCACTGCCCAGGGGGGCCGCATTGACAACATGACGATGCGCAACTGCATCATCGAACAAAACTGTGTAGTGAAGGGAACCATCTATGCAGACCGTATTGTCGGTGATATCACCACGCTGATTAAGCCCTCAGGTAACTTCAATATTCAGGCGTTTAAGCGAGCAAGAAATCTGGTTTGCATCAAGGCGATTGCAGGGAGTGCAGTGGTATCCGGGTCAGGAACGATGGGGGTCACCCTGATATGTAAGATGAATGGGGTCGAAGCAGCACGCGCAACAACCCAGGCAAATTATCCCACCGGGGTTAACCAGATTACGATGCGGGTCAGTATGCAAGACGCGTTTGTTATTCCTGCAAATACGGACGCGAGAATTACATTCGAGGTTGCTCCATTCGGCGGCGTTAGCAGTATTTCAGAGCGAATTGTCGAGGGTAACAGCATATGGCTGATGGGGCTCGTATGAAAGTTTTTCCCATAAGCCGAATTGTTCGGGACACCGGAAAACCTAACCTGGTAGTCGAGCTACAAGACGCCATCCGAAACCGGGTGGCGTTTTTGTTTGTGCGAGGTTCGGACGGCTTTGTGCTAAAGCCGGTAGTCGAGCAGGGCGTTGCCGGTGTGTTGGTGTGGGTTGGTTGGGGTGACGGTGGAGCACCAGAGCGGCATCTACCAGAGGTGAAGCGCTTGGCGCGCATGATAGGTGCGCGTTGGTTGCGCTTTCACTCTGCCCGCAAAGGGTGGTTGCGAGTGGCCCCTAAAATGGGGTGGAAACGTCAGTCCGATGACGCTGACGGCTTGTTGGTATTTCAGATAGACCTGTGAGGTGAAATATGGGGAAGGGGGGCTCGGGCAAAGTAGAGGAGACGGCGGCCCAGAAAGCGTTGGCAGAGGTTGCCATGCAGCAGTGGCAGCTCTACCAGAATGAGCTCAAGCCGTATGAGGACCTCTTCATGAACAAGGTGGATGACCTTAAGCGCGAAGAGGAGTTCGACAAGTTGGCTGGTACAGCCGCACTGGGTACCGCTCAGAGCTTTGGCGAGGCGCGGCAAGGGTTAGCAGATGGGATGGCCGCCGCCGGCGTGGATCCAAGCAGTGGCAAGTATCAAGAGGCGATGAAAGCGCTTGAGGCAGACCAGGTGTTGAGCCAGACCGACACCGCGAATCGGGCACAGTCCAGCCAGCAAGATCGGTATGTTGCAGGGCTCAAAGACGTGGTTTCAATGGGGCAGGGCCAGAAGGCCGAGGCGTTAGCAGGCTACAACAGCCTGGCTAGTACCAGTCTCAATAAGGCCGCAGTGGATGCCCAGAGTAAGTTCAATAACAAGCAAGCTGTGATGGGGATGGTTGGTGCTGTGGGGGGCGCTGCTACCGCTTATGGAATGAGTGATGCGACTAAACCGGCTAGCAAGAAAATCAGCCCGACCGCCAGCGTGCTGCAGGGTAAGGGATATTAAGGGGGTAACCGATGGGGTGGGCATCAGACACTTTTGCAAAGATCACGCGTGAGCAGTACCAGGATTGGCTAACCCGGTTTTATCCAAAGCAGAAAGAGCTGATGGGATTGGCGACGAGTGGCCAACTGCTACGTGAGCAGCTGGGTCGGGTTGAGGGGAACAATGTGAATGCTCTTCGAGCCGCGCAGCAGGCAACAGCCAATCGGAATGCCCGCATGGGGGTAACCACTTCGACGAACCCACAGGACAACAGCCAAGGGCTGCGTATGGCGTTGATGACGGCAGGTACTGAAAACGGCCTACGAGAGCAGGAAAAAGAGCGGCAGATGGGGATCTTGACCGGTGCAGATGCCGGGCTACGTGATGCTATTAAGACTGGAAGAGGTACGTAATGGGTTATGGGTTGATTGATATCGGTGCCCAGACACGGCGGCAGGCACTGCAGGGGCTGCAGGAATCGGCCAGTCTGGACGAGCAGCGTGAGGCGATGAACAAGGGCCTCAAGTCGCAACACAAGGTACAGACCATGACCAACATTGGTACCGGTGCTGCGGTGGGAACCATGGTCATGCCTGGGATCGGCACAGCCATTGGTGCCGGTATCGGTGCGTTGGCCAGCTTGTTTTAAGAGGGGGAATAATGGCGGTAATGGGGTTGGCTGATGGTTTTCTCGCCGGCTTTAATGCAATGAATAACTATCAGCGGGGGCAAAAAGCCGACGAGCGAGCGGAGAAAGCGCAAGGGTTGCGGGACGCGATGTGGCAGAACAATCTGGAGCGTCAGCGAAAGGACGATGAGCGGTATCTCGATGAAACCGCGTATGCCCGCGAACGAGACAGCAAACATGATGAGCGTCAGGCGCGGCGCGATAGTCTGTATGAGGAGCAAGTTCGCGCTTCCATTGCTAGCACCAAGGCTGCTAATGCCCGGGCCGCGCGTGCTGATTCCCGAGCCGAAGAAGAACATCAGTGGCTCAAAGAGCAGAGGGAGAAACAGGCTTACCAGCAGGAGCACCTGCCGCTGATCCAGCAGGGGTGGCAAAGCATCGCAGAGGGAAAAGATCCGGGTGACCTATTCCGGAAGGTGGTGAGCGACCCGCGAGCAGGCCAGTACAATCCCGAGCGCTATATGAACAGCGAATACGCCAGCGCTGGCAAGGCCTTTGTGAACTACACGACGGGGTTGATGCGTGATGCCGAAGCAGGAACGTTGGACTGGAACAGTGAGGAGGGTGTAAACCGCATCAATAACGCTGATTTTCTCAACGCTGCGGGGACGTTGTACCAGGAGGAGGTCAAGACTGGCATCGGCGATATTGATCCCGCCACCGGCAAAAGCATCAAGAATAAAGAGCTGGCCAGCATTATGGTGACCCAGGACGGGGCCGGGGTGGTGCTGGGGGTGAAGGTCACCTATGACGATGGCTCAACCGCTTTGCGTCCGGTGACTAACAACCGCACAGCTAAGGGAGATGATGAGCCCAAGGTTATCCCCATTGCTGATTTCATCGGTACTGGCTACAAGCGTGCGGCACTCTCCCGTGAAATGATGGCCAATGCCAACAACATCCGGACCAGCCTGGGATTGACGCCAGGGGCTGATGTGAAGGGCTACCGCCAAGCCGTTGTGAAACTGCAGGCAGACACAGAGAAAGCCATTAGTCAGATCCGTCGTGACAGCATGCTGAGTCAGGAAGAGAAGGAAACTGCTATCGCAGCTGAGCGCAATGCAGCCCAGCAACAGGCGTTGGGTTTACGTGATGTGTTCGGCCTGGAAGCTCTGGGGCCGGCGGCCAATACTGGGTCTAAACCTTCAGCCTCTGGGTTGACGCAATGGGTTGGTAAGGATGCCCTCCGCCGCGAGTTTGTGCAGGAGGCGGGAGCGAATGGGAAGCACATTGCCGAGCATGCTGACCCAGCTATGCTGGACCAGGTTTACAGCCGTTGGGTCCAACTGCGACAGGACGAGCAGACGGCCAATGCCTTGCGAGGTGGATATACACCACGCAAGGTTAGTGTTGATCCGCGTGCGGCAGAAAAAGTGGCGCTTAATGCTCTAGTTGAGCCATTTAAACACACCCCATTGTTAGAAAAAGCTCCTGACGGGTTAGCTGCATACAAGTCTATAGCTGTTAGATAAAAAAACTAAATAGCCAGACTTAATTAATTTCGGTGTGCTTCAGTTTTTCCCATTTTAAAGTGAAAAACCACTATCACTCCTGTATTTACATTACTCGTCTTGACTTTCTTTAGGAGGGACGATTATCTGCATCTGCCTTCTTGGAAGGCCAGTAAGTGCATTTTTATAACCTTCAAAATCACCTCTGACATACAGAGTGTCATTGATGTCAAGAACTACATGCAATGGATTGGTGATGCACATATCTGCCTTGCATTCTTTTATAAATGCATCAGGTATTTGGGCTTTTTGAGGGGTGTTTTTGAAAAAATAATATGAGCGTTCAATGCCACCACCCGCATTGATCAAGGTGAATGCCTTTGCGGTATTTTTATAAGCAATGCTTGGGGTTAACGAAAATATTAGACCCACTAGATATATGGGGGCTGCAGGAGAGTTGATGAATGTCTTTAAATATACCTTACCATTATACTTATTTGCATTTACCTCAAAGCCATTTAGTTTTTTTTGTGGGAGAATTATGATGTAATTTAAAATTAAAAATATAAGGCTCGCAAGTATTAATGTAGTTGTGGAGTTTAAACCGGCAGTATTGGTAATGTACAAGTAAAATATAAAGTAAGACAGCATTGAGAAGAAGCCAAGATAGAAAAATGTGGCAAAATGAGCACACAATTTAGTTAGGTATTTTTTCTTGTCATCTTTAAAGCTAACATCGTTTTTTTTCGATAAAACATGAATGGAAAAAAGTAGTGGTATTATTGCGAACACAATGGTAGTGATGTTATTTAAATAGTCGTTTTTGAATAAGGCATACATGAAAAGCAAGGGAGAGCAAAAAAACAAGACGTAATTTATGATGCTTGATGCGGTTTTGTTTTTTACACCGGAAAATGTTGTGTAAAAAGCATTGTGGTAATCTATTTTCAAAGGGTCTGCAATGATCATTATAGACATTGATGAATAGAAGAGGAATATGCCTGTTAATAGTATCCCCAAGATGCCAAGAGATGAGAAAACTGTTGGTAAAGAGCTTGAGTCCAAGGGGAATGGGATTTTTTCATAATAAGCAAAAACAACAAAATAATATATGCCTAATACAGTTGAGAAAAAGAATCCATTTCCAATGAATGCTCGGATTTGTTTGATGTCAATACTCATACTTTGCAATAACTCATAAGGGGTCGTGTGAGGCCTTATCTTATTGTCTCATCGGCAAGTAAGCAAGTTTGATGCTCTTCGCTGTGGGCATTAATATTTCTTCATAATTGGTACCGTCTGTGTACTGTCTTTTTCTTCTATCTAGCCCTAACTGGTTCTCGCCGGCCAGGGCTTTTCTATTTCCGCTATCGAGGACGCCATGGATATGACCAAGAATACCGGCCTACTTGTGCCGGTGCAGCGTGATGCCCGTATGGACGAGTTCTGGGAAAACTTAGATTCAGGTTTGACTACTCCTACACCACCTCCGCGCAATCTGGATGTTGGCCTCAGTGACGTTGCTCGTGCTGTTGGTGCTGGTGGACTCGAGCTTGTGGGTGGCATCGGTGAGCTGGCGCGCCAGGCAGGCAACTATGGCCGGCAGAACGGCGGCAAGGACCAGGGGGACTACCTGGAGAATGCCCGCGCTAACCTGGCCAAGAAGTTGGCGCCGGCGCTGGATGTGGTGGCCGGAGCTGGGGAGTGGGCACAATCTGGAGCGGATAGCCTCAAGGAGGGGATGAGTGTAGATGCGCGAGAGGCGATGACTCGTAGCCTTGTCAGCGAGTCACCGACAGGCGGTACCAGGCTCGGGGACGGGGCAGGGGATATTGATGTCTGGGCAATGAAAATGGCGCAAGGGGTGGGGTCGCTTCTCCCCACGCTGGCGAGTGGCGGGATCTCCGGGTTGGCTGCCAAGGCGACGATCGGCCGGATGGTGACCACCACCATGATCAAGCGAGGGGCCGCGCAAGAGGTGGCGGAAGCGGTTGCGGCCAAGACGGTGTCTCGGTTGGCCACTGGCACAGCGACGACGACAGGGGTCACCGGTTCGGTTGGCGCCGCGGGTGTGAATGCCAGGGATGCTGTGCTGGGAATGAGCTTCGATGAGTTGCGAAACAGTACGACCTTCCGGGATACCTTCTTACGCATCGATGCCGATCAGCAGACCGCACATCTCTCTGATAGCGAGAAGCTGCAGCTAGCACGTGAAGAAACCGCCAATGTTGCGAGCCAGGCTACCATGGGGGATGCCAAGACTTGGGGAGCGGCTGCCGTGGGCACTTTAATGGGCGACACCATGCTGTTCAAGATGCTGGCCGGTAAAGGCGCCGGTGGCGGTATTCTCAAGGGGATGGGAAAAGGGGCTGTTGGCGAGGGTGTCAGCGAAGCGCTTGAGGAGGGGATCCAACAATACAGCGTGAACGAAACGCTCAATGAGGCCGCAGGAGCCAATATCGACCCCATGAAAGGGGTTGTTTCCTCTGCCATTGAGGGAGGCCTTATCGGCATGGGGGTTGGTGGCGCCACGGGTGGTGTCGGTGGCCTACGCGGTGAGCGTGGCGAAGTGAAGACCGAGGATCACCCGGCTCGAGACACTGAGTCTACTGTATCGGAGCCCGTGCCTGATGAGCAAGTTGAGCCGCAGGTTACTCCCGAGCCCGAAGTACCTACAGCAACAGACCAATCCCCGCTTGGCCCAAGCGCTAGCCAGTATGACGAGCTGCGCGACGTGCCAGCTTATCTACGCAAGGACGATACGGCGGACCGCTTCAAAGGGATGGCCGAGAATAGCGAAGTGCAGGATGCGCTCGCTAAGGCTCCAGCACCGACGGTGGCTGAGCTGTTGGATCAGGCCGACGGCCAGCAGGTGGAAGATTTAATGGATCCTGAGTCGATGGGGGATGCAGAGGCTCAGGCTTCCCTGTCTCCCACGGAAGCGACCATCGGTCCGCTCAACTCACTTCGCGTTACTCGGCGGGGCAAGCCCTTTGCCAGCGAGAAGGAAGCCCAGTTAGCCAGTCATAAGGGGATTGAGACTCCGGTCATGCTTAATGGTGGCGGGTTCGGTGTTGCCGCAATTGCCGAAGTTGAACAGGTGCGAGCCATGCCGCCCATTCCTGTAGATGCCCCAGCTCATCAGGGTGGCGCTGAATTGCAGCTAGACGAGAGCAATACAGCTGAGCTGGGTCAATTGTCAGATCTTACAGCTCAAGGCCTCGACGGTGATGCTGATACGGCACTGGTTCAGGGAGATGCCAGCCAGCAGCCACTTGTGCCCGCTGTAGATACTGGCTACCGCGATGCCATCCCTTCCAATGAACAACCCGAGGTGACCCATGACCAGCCTGCCCAGATACCTGCAAGCAGCAGTGAGGGACAAAGCGGTCATCCTGGATCAAGCCAACCAACGGAAGTGGGTACTGAACTAACTTCGACCGGACGTACTGATCGAGCTGGAGTTAGAAATCCGACAGATTTACCTACACCAGATGGACCTCAGAAAAATGACATGACACTGACAGCCCCGGCCACTGATGCCGGGGTTGTTGATTCTGGGGCTGAAATAGCAACTACCCGGAGAGAGGTGAGTACGGAGAAGCAGAAAGAGAGCGGGAATATCAAGGTACCACCGGTGGATGAATTCCTGCGAGGATTGAAGAACGGTGAAAAAGCCACCGTCTTCTCTAAGCAAGCTCAGACCCTAGGCCCTGCACCAGCCAAGTGCCTGACCCAAAAGGAAGCGGAGCTGATCACCAAAACATGGTTGAAGCGTTATCGTGGCGCTACAGGAGTGAATATTCAGATCCATGCTACCCAAGCCGAGATGGAGCGAGTTTTGGGACTCGAGCCGACTGAAGGACTTATCCGTCGTGCAGCTTTTAATCGTGATGAATCAGGTTTACATATTGCAGCGGATACCCTCAGTGCCCCTGGTCATCTACGTGAGGTCTTACGACATGAGTTGTTGGCCCACTATGGGTTGGCCAACGTGCTAGGCAGTCGTGAGTACTCGACACTGATTTCGCGGGTTATCGCCTCTCGTGGCGAGCCATCTATGAAGCCTGTGTGGGAATGGGTCAAAGCCAACTACAACGATGAAACGTTGGGTGTCCAAGCAGAGGAGGTTATCGCGCACCTAGCCGAGATGGAGCCGAGTGCCTGGCGTCGGGGTTGGGACAAGCTGTTAGATTGGGTGCTAGGAGCCTTGCGTCGGGTGGGTTTCTTACCTAGTGGCCGGATCACTAGTGCAGAGGTGCGCTCACTGATCGAGGGGCTGGGTAAGAAGCTGCAGCGCGCTAGTCCAGATGATATTAGCCCTGATGCTGGCAAGAAGTTCAGCCAGGAGGATGTTCAGGCGCCGACCAAGAAAGGCGGTGTCAAGATGAGCCAGGTGGCCACCACCGCAGACAAGGCCATGGAAAAACTCAATCTTGGCCCAAAACCAGACATTATCGACAAGACCAAAACCAACTTGGACAAGTTGCGCAAAGTAGATCGCAGCGTGGTGGAGTCATGGGTGGACAGCTTTATCAAAAAGGCCAACACCGAAGTGCTCGATGCACTGGCCCCCATCAAGTACGCAGAAGAGGCTGCCGGCATTACTGATGCTGCTGACTCCGGCTATGTCGCGGCACGGATGGCGACGGGAGCAGCCTCCACCATGCAAGCGACCATGCTCTACGGTCTGCCAGAGTGGAAAGATGGAGTGATCCAGCGCAAGGCGGGGACTGGTGAAAAGGACGCGCTGCTGGGCATTTTCTCCGATCTGGGGGCCGACCTACATAACTGGTTGGGCTGGATGGCGGGTCACCGGGCTGAGCTGCTGATGGAGCAGGGGCGTGAGAACCTGTTGAGTGAGCAAGACATCGCTGCGCTGAAAGGGCTTGGCAAGGGCAAGGAGGCCAAGTTCATGGAGGCCAAAGCCCGCTGGAATCGACTTAACGCCGCTACGCTGGATCTGGCGCAGGAGGCAGGCCTGTTCGCCAAGGAGGCGCGGGCCGAGTTTGAGAGCGAGTGGTACATCCCGTTCTTCCGTGAATCCGATGATGGTGACGTGATCGCCCCCTTCAAGCCGAAGGGGATTGCCAACCAAAATGCCGGCATCAAGAAGCTCAAGGGGGGTGAGGCCAACACCGCCGATTTGCTCGAAAACATCTTCACCTCCACTTCCAAGCTGATTGATGCCTCCATGAAGAACATGGCAGCCCAGAAGACCGTCTGGAACCTGGCCGACACAGGCATCATTGAGGTGGTCGCCAAGCCAAACATGATGGACTGGAGGGCACTCAAGAACGGCAAGGACCTGATCACCGTCAAGCTGGAAGGTGAGGACTACATGATCCGAGTGGAGGATCCCGACCTTTACCGGGCCATGACTTTCTTTGACCGCCAGCCATTCGGCACCATGGTGAATGTGGCCGCCAAAGCCAAGCGTCTGCTTACTGCAGGGGTAACAGCATCACCTGAGTTCATGCTGCGCAACTTCTTGCGTGATTCGCTCTCGAGTTGGGCGATCAGCAAGGACGGATTCAAGCCGGTGATCGACTCCATCAAAGGGGTGAAAAAGACGCTGGCCATGGAGGGGAGCACCATCGATGTGATGTTCAGTGGCGCCAGCTTCCTTGGTAGGTATGTCAACGGCAACGACCCGACAGCCATGGCCGACACTGTGCGCAAGTCACTGCGCCGCAAGGGGATGACGCCGGAACAAATCGCGAAATATGAGAAATCCATTATCCGCAATGCGGCACACGCCAAAGGCGTTGTAGCTGACGTGTGGGAGAAATACAGCCGCTTTGGCGAAGCATTTGAGAATGGTAACCGTGAGGCGGTCTATGATGCTGCGATTAAGGCTGGCAAGAGTCACGCCCAGGCGGCATTCGAGGCGAAGGACTTGATGGACTTCTCCATGCTTGGCGCCTCACGCACCATGCAGGTCATGGTACAGGTGCTGCCGTTCTTCAACGCCAGAGTGCAGGGACTTGGTAAGCTGAGCCGCGAGCTGCGAGACAACCCGAGAGCCATCGCCAAGCGTGCAGGTATGATCACGGCTGCAAGTCTGGCCCTACTAGCCCATAACTGGGACGATGAGCGCTATGAGGCGTTGCCGGATTGGGACAAGGACAGCAACTGGCATTTCTTCGTTGGTGATCAGCATTGGCGGATCCCCAAACCGTTCGAGATTGGCGTGCTGTTCGGCACCATCCCGGAGCGTATGGTACGCGCTATGGGAGACAAGGATACCGGCACACAGTTCGGCAAGGCGGTTGCGCGGGCGTTCGGCGATACCTTTGCTCTCAACCCCACGCCGCAGATCGTCAAGCCAATGGTAGAGGCGGCTTTCAACTATGACACCTTCCGTGGGGGCCCTATCGACAGCCCGCAGGATCTGGCCGTCAAGGCCGAGGCCCGTTACAACGAGCAAACCAGCTTACTGATGCGCGAGCTTGGCGAGCTGTCTGGTTTCTCACCCAAACAGCTTGAGCATTTGGTGATTGGCTATACCGGCACCATGGGTAGTTATGTGATGGCTGTTGTTGATGGTCTGATCCGGGCAGCCAGACCCGGCGAGTCGGCAAGCTGGCGGGCAGACGAAATCCCCCTGGTGAAAGCCGTATACCGCGGCACCGGTCCGGCCAAGTCCACCCAGCACATGGAAGAGTTTTACCGGATGTTGAGCGAGGTGAATCAGCTCAAGCGCACTGTGGACCAGTACCGTAGCGAGGGGCTGACCGAAAAAGCCAACGAGCTACTGGATGAGCAGGGCGGGATCTTGAAGTCGCGCCGCAGCCTGAGCCGCACCCAGCAGCAGATTAGGGTGGTGCGCAACAAGATAGAGCTGATCCAGCGTGATAAGACCATGGGGGCTGAGGAGAAGCGCCAGCGCATTGATGAGTTGCTGACCCGTCGTAATGACCTTGTGTATCAGTCGGTTAAGCATAATCGGCAGAACTGGGGGTGATGCTCATCACCTATCCCTAACAAAGGGCTTGTAGGAGCGAGGACCATTCGAGTATAAAAACATCAATCCATGACACTACCGGCAGTGTCATTTATACTAACTGGTAGTGTGCACATGACCGTAGACGAAGCGATAGACTCATTTAGACGAAGAAAAAACAACATAGCTTGCAATGGGAAAGGTGGCTTGTTGCTGACTTTAGAGTCACTAGGATTTGGTCACAAAGACGGCAAGGTCAAGGGACATCGTGTGTTCTGGCATGATGATCTGTCTGCAATGACGGGGACAATTGTGCAGTTGACGGTGGACTGTGGTCATCTGCCTACCAGAGAGATGAAACTACCATATGTAGTAAAAGTTATTCGTTTTCTAGAGACGAACAAGGTTGAATTAGAGCAAATTTTGCAAGCAAAAGAAGGTGAGAAAAATGATAAATCCTGAAGAGTACACTGTTTCTGTCAGGATGGAGTCAGTTGATGGCGAGAGAATGTATGTTGCCAGAATTCAAGAACTTCCTGATGTCGAAGAGTACGCAGATACGGCGGAGTTCGCCCGGGAGTTGGCGTTAGACACTATCGCCACGATGTATGATATTTGCCAGGATAAAGGGCTTAAATTCCCATCGCCAAATGTAGCACAAGCTCCTGAAGCAAGCGGAAGGGTGACACTGCGGCTTGCGAAAAGCATACATGCTGCTGCAATACAGCGCGCACAATTTGAAGGCATAAGCTTAAATCAATTTATGTCTAACGCGATATCAAACGAGCTAATTAAAGCTAATTATTTTGATGTCGCAAAAGACACATTCCTTGATTTGCTTTACAAGCACGAGGAAGCCAGCGCTCGAGAAATAAAGACTCGTGATGTACGCAATAATTTCCTCAGCCATGTCACAATATGGGAAAGTGATTCGAAGGTCGCAGCTTGTATTGAGGAGCTATCAAGTGCAGTTCGCTTTGAATTGAGTCCTGTCAGGAGTGGGGCGAGGTTTGAGACGCTAGACTTTGATGAGCCAAATGCTGCTGTTATTACCCAAGCCTTTAAAATACAAAATAGAGGCAAGAGGCAACCAATGCCATTTGCTAAGGTGGAAATTTAATGATTAATTTTCTTAGTTCTGTTGCTCTGGATAGCTTTTATCTTACCGGTGTTGACTTTCACACTACCGCGAAGGAGGGGATGACAGATGGACATGTATCATTTGGAAATAAAATCACGTTAATGACACCTAGTGATATGCCACTAGATAAAGTTGAGTACATCAAGTTAAATATAGAGGTTAATATTGAAGGGAAAGATGATGAAAGCAATGGTCTTTTCAAGTTGAAAAGCGAATATGAAGCATTTTTCCGAGTGGTAAATAATAAGGTCTTCTTTGAAAATGACTTGAGAACTAGGTCGCATTACTGCTTTTCTCTTGTATACCCATTTGTTATAGATGACATTCTTCCTTTACTTAAGCGAGCTGGCGTTGACAGCGTAGCTCTACCATTGAGCTCCACAGTGGATGATATCATTTCTTAACTATGATTTAGAATAGTTCATCAAATGAACCCCCAACTGGTGGGTTCTTTTTTTTACGGGGTATTATTAATTACGGCCCTAGCTTACACCCGAAAACAGGGGGTAAGCTAGGGCCTGACTAATGAGGGCCCTGCCCATGTGGCTACTGTTCGCATTGATAATGATGGTGATGGCGCTCAAGGCGTTCAGCTTTAGCTTCACCTTAGCACTGATCCCATTTGCAATAGGGGTCTGGTGTTTCAGCAAATCCAACCGTAGCGATCTGGATGACTTTATGGCATTCAGTTTTTTCTTTGCCCTGATTGGATTTGCTGTTTTGGCAATTATTAAACTTATTTAATAACAACCATACTCATTGCAAGTAGTTGTAAATGAGTCACCGTCGCTATCTGTGCCGTTGATTATGGTCGAGTTTCCCATCTTTGTGGCTGTACTGTTCCAAGAATTACCATCGGCATCTTGCCCTGTGGTGTAAGTACTGTCTCCAAGTTTCTGGCTTTGTTGACTCCAAGTTGACCCAGTTCTTGAGTTCTGGCCATTCACATAAGTGGTATCGCCAAACTTCTGTACGGTGTATGTATTTCCACTGTCATCATAGCAGGTCTTTAAGCTGCCAGAACCAATACAATCTGCCGACGCTACGCCTGAAAAAATAGTAGAGTGGCAATAGTTGTAGTGATGATGCTCATCAAGAATCTCCCTTTTCTTCACTCATCTGTCTGACGAAACCCAACACCTCGCGTATTTCCTCGACAAAGTAAGGTTTCCACTTCGGCGAGATGTTAGGGGCTCTCAGCTCTACATGATGTCCAGTTTGGGGCTTCATGACTTTGAGATGTGTCACACTACATCATTTGAATTCTATTCTAAGAGATTCGCAGTCGCTGAATTCGGCTTTATAACCAGCCCGCTCCAGTTCAGTGACAACGATATCGGTAACTTCTTGATATCGGTTATCTTCCAGAAACTCCAACTCAAAATCATGGAGGTTCACGTAGGCAAATTCATGTCCTAGGCTGATAGCTCTATTGAGTTCAGAAATAGCCAGTTCAAGAATTGTCTTCGGGAGCCTACGACGTGCCAATTCTGCCAACTCTTTTGCCCGTTTTGCGTCAATCAGTGATGGTGATTGGCCTTGATTCATAAGACTAAGTTCAAGCCTATTGACGATTTCAGCGGTGAGGGTTCGCCCGGACTCTGCGGCTTTAGCCTCTAGATCGTCTTTCAGCTCTGGTGGAATTCTAACTCGAAGCTGCGGGTGTTCTCTGCTCATAAATGCTCTTAGCCTGCCGTTTGGGATAGTTGTCATCATTTTTGATTATGCCTCACCGTAGGTCTAACAGAAATGCTCACGGTGAGGTTGACGGATGTTCTCATTGTGAGTACATTTTGATGGCGCCTCATGGTGAGGCGTTAGGGAGAGACAACGAGGCTTACGAAAGAGATGAAACAGCAGGCTGCTGCAAATCTGAGATCTGCTAATGCAGAAGCCGTGGTACGTCTTGCTAGGGAGATGGAAAACAATGAAGGGAAACTGGCCTGATGCAATAAAGAATTCGGCCCAAGCTGCGCCAACAGCTCGGACCGAGGGATGTAAACCAAGCACACAAATGATTGGAGTTACTTTATGACTATACAACAACAGTATCAGCAAACCAAAGTTTTGACAGGGCCGCTGAATTCCATGCCGGTGATCGCCGGTATCGAGATCACCACTGACGAGGCGGGGCGGTTCAACCTGAACGCCCTTCACCGGGCCAGTCAACTTGGTTCGAGCAAAGCCCCAGGTCAGTGGTTGCGCACCAAGCAGGCGCAGGAGCTGATCGCTGAGGTGGAAAAACAAACTGTGCAGATTTGCATAGTTTCCGTTGAAGGCCGCAGCGGCGGTACTTTCGCCCACGAGCTTTTGGCGATCTCCTATGCCGGCTGGATCAGTCCAGCCTTCCAGCTCCAGGTCAATCAGGTGTTCCTAGACTACCGCACAGGCAAGTTGAACCCTCCAGCCCAGAAGGAGATTAGTCGCAAAGAGCTGGCCCTGATGGTGATCCAGGCAGAGGAAGAGAACGAACGTCTATTGGCTGAAAACCAGATGCTCGGCAAGCAAATTGAAGAGACTAAGCCAAAGGTAGAGGCACTTGAACGGATCGCGATCGCAGAAGGTTCGCTGAACCTAACCGAAGCTGCGAAGGCTTTGCAGCAGCCCCCGAGGAAATTCAATCAACACCTTTGCAGCCAGCGTTGGATCTACAAGCGTACTGGAGGGCGCCATTGGCTTGGCTACCAGGATAAGGTGCAACAGGGATTGGTCGAGCACAAGGTGACAGCCGTTTCTCTGGCGGATGGCAGTGAGCGATTGTGTGAGCAGGTGCGAATCACGCCAAAGGGATTGACCAAGTTAGCTCTGCAGCTCAGCAGGGGGGATCGGCAATGAATGTGGAGAGCATTGGACAATTCCAAGAGGGGTTAAGGGTATTGCTGGATTTGTTGGAGACAATAGATCTAACGAAAGAGAACCGGAAAGAGCTGACAGAGCAGATCCTGCGAATGATGCAGATTTGA